TATTATGATTAGCCAAGTACTGATTCGTAATGTTGTGCCAGCAGACTCTGTAGTTGAAAGTGCTAACGCATTGGTTCGCTCAAAGAATGAACTCAAGCAGAAAGAAGTTGAAGTCAAGACTGCTGAAGCTGAAAGCCGTCGTATGGCGGCATTGGCTAACAACAGCGGAGCAAGTATTCAGTTCATGCAAGCACAAGCCATGTTGAATATCTCAGAAGGTATCAAGAACGGTCAAGTGCAGACTATTGTTGTTCCTAGCAACTTCAACGCCCTAATGATGAACAAGTAATCTAAAGGATAGTCATGTTCAGTGTACTAAAATTTATCTATATTGTATTCAAAGCATTTCCTGCGTTACTAAATGTAGATCGGAACGCTTTGGCCAATGTGCCTAATCCTACCAAGTACCTGGCCATGATTATGTTGAGTTGTTTTTGGTGTTTGGCATTTGGCCTGTATATCGGAGAACTGTTGACAATTGGCTATAACATGTTAGGTCATGTGGCCATTGTGACCATGGTGTTTGTGACTTGGTATACATTTCGTAGTTTGAATACTGGTAATCCCAGAGGTGCCAATTATCTGCGTATGCCCGACTACTCAAGTCGTTGCGATGAACTTACTGAGGAACAACGTCTTGCAAGTATAGCTAAAGCTGATCAACTGTTATCTCGCTGACATTATATATGAACGATTTAAAATTTACAACAGCAGGAGAATATATGGAAGATGAACGTTGTTGCGGCACAGGTAGTTGTATCATAAACGATCTTGGCGAGTGTTGGTGCGGCCAGCGTTGGGATGGCGAGAAGATGTACTTTCCTGTTTTAGAAACTGAAAACAAAGAGGATGAAGATGTTTGATTGGTTTAAAAAGCCCGAGTACAAAAATGTACTACCCTTTCCACGGCCCGAAGCAGTTCCCTATATCGAACCTCCTAAGCAAGAAACCAAATCTAAGGTATATTATACATTTGGATTAACTGATGATAATCGTATGGCATTTCAAATGGGGAATACTACACTTACCATGAACCGTGAAGGTATACAGGATTTGATTATGCAACTTGAGTTTTTTAAGAATCAACTGCACGAGGATGAAGAATGATAGCAGAACAAATGGCAAATTGGTTGATAGGCAGTATTTTATTTGCACTAGGTGTATTGGTATTGGTGTTTATGTGTGTTCTGGTTAACAATCTCTTGCACAAATATTGGAAACCAGTAACCGTGGTGTTTTTTAGAAACGAAAGCCTCTATCCAAAAATGCGTTTCACTGTCGCAGAAGACACTATTAACGAACCTAAGTTTGAACCACAGAAAGACATTGACAAACTGAAAAATTAGTGTTATAATAACTCATCAAATGAAAGGATTATCATGATTTCTCTTAAAGAATGGATGGAACTTGTAGATTACCGTATCACCGAAGGCAGCAGCTACGGTTGGAATTGCTACGGACATGACGCTCATATGTTAGACTCCTGGAACGGTGATCAGGATGGTCATAGTTTCACAGTTATCTTTGACACTAAGAATCAAACAGTCTACGAAGTACAGGCACACGACTATGTTCGTAATCGTGCCTATCGACTAATCAATCCTGAATTTAAATCAATTCACGATCAAGAAGCGGGACAACGTGATGTTAATCTTGACCAAGCCTGGGATGACGTCAATTACATCGACCTTGATGTCGATGATGACTTTATCCAAAAAGGACTGGCTATTCGTGATGGTGAAGACTATGACACTCGTGTACAGATCGAAGTAAACTTCGAAGATGCAGAACTGTTAGAGTATATGAAGATTGCACACGACCGTGATATCACTTTCAACGAGCTTGTAGAGATTGCTCTACAGGAGGCAATTGATCAACATCGCATGTTGAACGATATTCCTTTTCCACTACCAACAGAAAAACGTAAGAAAAAGAAAGGTAAAAAATGACCGATGCACAAAAGTTTTTAGATGATCTAAAGACTGGTGTTCGATATATTGTAATCAACGACTGCTACGGCGGTTTCGGTCTCAGTGATCTTGCTCGTGATGAATACAAAAAACTCGCAGGTATCACAGATCCTGGTTGGTATGATCGTGATGTGGCCAGAGACGATCCCTATCTGGTCAAGGTAGTCAAAGAACTTGGCTCCGCTGCCAGTGGCGGTCATGCCAAGCTCAAGATAGTGGAGATCCCCGGCGATGTATCTTGGCACATCGGCGAGTACGACGGAGTAGAATGGGTGGCTGAAGATCATCGTACCTGGAAATGACATTAGTAGCAGTAAAAGGCGGATGGGTAAAAATGCGCAAAACATCAGTACATCATTGGAGATTCGATGATGGTACAAAACCTATCAATCCAGGTAATCAATTTGGAGAATCGTTCGTACCTCGCGGTTGGTACTGTTGGGTATATCCTAGCGATGATCAAGAATTTCAAGAGTGGATGAGTAGAATGTGTCCTACAACAGATATCACGCATCGGTTTAACAGTGGTGATCCTATGTGGACTGTCTACATCAGCGATGATACAGAAGCAACATTATTTCAATTAAAGTGGTTATGATGAGTAAACCTGTAGTTATGACTCCTAGTCAATGGGACACAGTACTTGACCGTATTAAACAACGGGAAAAGCCCAGTGTCTATCTTTCTAGATCAAAAATGAAAGAAGTTCTGGGCTTTACTGTGCGTGATCACAGAGAGTATATCAAAGACCCAGACTATGTGAAACGGCCAGACAACGGTGAATGGTATAATATGGAACCTGCTGGTTGGTTTGAGGGTAAGATGAATGTGCATACAGTTCGACTGGATTTCTACGATGATCAGAAACGCACAATGTTTCTTCTAAGATATGGCAACGGACAAGATTAAAATTGGATCTCTCAATGAGATTCTAGCAACACGAGTTAGAACAGTTTACCCGTATCGTGTGAACTTTGATAATATCACACGTAATCAAATCGAAGAAATGGCCACATGGTGCATTAACAACTGCAAAGACCTATGGCGTGAAGAACATTATCACGCCTTGTACTTTCGTATGATACCGGATTGGCAAATGAATGTACTGAATAAAATTCAAGGCGTCAAACCCAGTCAGCTGATATTGACCATGGCAGGCCGCGGAATTGGAAAGAGTCATCTGACTAATCAGGCCTTCATGCGGTTATGGGATGATATACATAACCGTGCAGTTGAAGACCTTAAGCTCAGTGAAGGTACAGTGTATGGTTCGAAATATTATTGCGTGGAACCAGTGGGCGGAAGTTGGCGAGAAATGGAACACTGGTGTCACGAAACATTTGGTGAGATCGCAGGTACCAGTATCTGGGCCGAAGAAAAGGCTCCTAGTCCTGCACAGCGTTGGTATATGAACAATCGCAAGTTCTGGTTCCGTGATGATCGAGATCGGTTGATGTTTGTAATGAAGTGGCGCTAACGTATGAAAAGAGATCTAGAAAAAGAAATCTTAGATGAACTCGGCACAAAGATGCAGAGTGAAATAGATCGAGAAGTCATGTGGGGAATGCTCAAATCGTTGGGTTGGCGCAGAGTCATGTTGGATAGATTCACAGACAACAATCATGCGGTGGATATCACGCATTGGTTGGCAGCAAATTGTAAAAATCCCTTTGAAAGAAGAGGTGCAGATTTTATCTTTGAATCTGAAGTAGATGCTGTGAATTTTACCCTGAGATGGAAATGAACTCATCACAAAGACGCAGGGGCCTTAGAGCATTTAGAAAACTAGAACACAATGTTCTAATTGATGCTAAGAAACATAGAGACGCTGGCGCTTGGTGTCTAACGCAGTTTGGAAAACGATGGGAAGCTGTAGGCAACACCGACGGTGCTTGGACAATGTTCTGGGCAGGTAGAAACGATCATACCAAATACATATTTCATTTTGTTGAAGAACAAGATATGCTGATGTTTATATTAAAGTGGGCATAATGGCCGTAATAAAAACCAAAGGGTACCAATTTGAACCTGCTCAAGGTTATCTAGGTCGTGGACCTAGAAAAGATACATACAGGTATATGATAATCAACGATCGAGTAGAGGAAGTGCGAGAAGTCGTTGTCCATTCGTTTACCATGGGCGACGTAGAAGATCCAGATCTGTATGCTGCAGAACCACTTTGGAACTGGCAACAAAGTGAAGAAGGAAAATGGGTCATGTCTCACTCAGTGGAAACTCCCAGCTGGTATAGAATTCCGGATCAACTGCAATATGGATACCGATTTGAGATTCGAGCCAAACTGTCAGGTGCTAGACTTACAGAATATCTGTTGAGGCACGGAAAGTGATAGATCCGAATCCCACAGTGACAATTCTGCGGGCTCAGAAAGCAGAAGAGCATCTCAAGGTTGATGAAAGATTGATGCAGTTATTAGAATCGTATCATTCGATCACTCTACGGGATGATGATTTTTCACAGAAACTAACTTGGTGTTTGGAAAATTGTCAAGACAAGTTTCGAGATCTCAGTGATCCAAACGGGCGAGCATGGTATTTCCAAAATGAGCAAGATGCCGCTATGTTTGCCATGAGGTGGGCGTGAAAATATTTTTAGTTCTAAGAAACTCTCAAAACAAAGTTTCTCCTTATAGATTAAATTTTAAAGTATTAGATAATGCTCTGGCTAAAACTTGGTTAACATTATTTTCTTATAATTTTTTTAAAATAGATCATCCTATAGAAAAAGACAATTGTCTCAAAGGTTGGATAACATCTTGGGATAGTTCGAATCCAAGAAATTTAGACTTTCTCTGCGATGAAATAAATTGTTCTATACAACAGATCAATCAAGGAATGATTCCCTTAGGGTATGAAAAAATTGATTTGATTTTTTCTAAAGAAAAATTACAAACAGATAGTTATAGAGATCTAATGAATGACATACATCATCATTTTGAAATCTTAATAGGGCAAAGTTGGAATCCCAGTAAATGGTGGAATGTCGCTGACGACCACACTAAACAGCATATTCGATTAATTAATAATCTCTGTCACGAAATTGAAAGCGCAGTAGAGTCTATAAAGATAAATCAACGTTTTCCTGAATACACAAATCAATACATATTTGGCAGCTTAATGGGTAGAAATTTTCAAGGAAATCATATCTCCGGTAAACAAGTGCAGGAATTATCGATAAATGAATTAAACTCTTTTAGTGAATATACACAATGGGGGGATATCACCATCTATTATGCACAATTAGGTAAACGTCATATCGAAGCCTTTAGAGATCGAGACGAATATATAGATAGAGAAAACATAAGTGGTTACCGATATCTTACCGGAGAATTTGTAGTTTCTTTTCCAATTCTGAACGATCAGAAAATCTATCAACCCCCAGAATTCTTCGATTGGTTAACTCAAAATGATTTTGATAAAGATGACCCTCGCTTGGCTCTGGGATTTCCTAGAGTTGCGGAATTAGAATTAAATGAAGATAAAACAGAAATAATAAAGAAACTTAAACAAATGGACGATCTATACGAAATTGGTTTGGAGGACAATTTTGGAAATGTGCTACAATCCAAAATTTACGATTTTTCTTGGACCGATTTAAAATGAAAGTAGTCTATCTCAACGATACCGGTATTCCCTACGAACAGGCTGAAGAATATTTTGCCGAAGCAGCAGCATGGGCCAGTAGACAGTGTTCTAGTTTCGTTGACTATCATGTACAAGATGTTTCAGATGTTTCTCTCATAAACGATTTTGTTACCGAATACAGATTCGACGATCCAAAAGATGCTATTCTGTTCCAACTAAAATGGAAAACCAGTTGACAGCCGATCAATAGTATGTTATAATGTATTATGTATGCTATCAAGGACTGAGAATGAAACAAGAACTAGATAAATTGCTTTGCGAGAAGTATCCAAAGATGATGGTAAATCGCCATAAGAACATGCAAGAAACTTGTATGTGTTGGGGGTTTGAATGTGGTGATGGTTGGTTCAATATTCTAAATCAGCTTATGGGTAATATTCAGCACCATATCGATTGGAAAGACAAACAACGTGAGTATGCTCGCAAATACAATGAAATGGCCACGCAAGCCAAAGCAGGCAACTTCGATCTGTTTGAAGAAACTATGAAAGATTCAATCGATCCTGCGTACAAAGAAAAACGACTTGCGGAAATTGTTGCCGGAGACTTTAGACAAGTACCTGATGCTATTCCACAAGTAACATTGGATCAAGTTAAAGAAAAGTTTGGCACACTGCGTTTTTACTATTCAGGTGGTGATGACTATATCAGCGGTATGGTGTCATTGGCAGAAGCAATGAGCGGAGTTACTTGTGAAGAATGTGGTGACCCCGGCGAACGGCGCGGCGGCGGATGGATCTATACTGCTTGCGATCTGCATACCAAACCCGAACACCTAAACAGCGACGAGGAAGAACATGTATAAAACAGTTTACACAGAAGTTGAAGTAGACGTCGACTTGGGCGACTTCGAAACTGAAGATTTGTTGGACGAACTAGAGTCACGTGGTGCCCTACCTGTTGACAGCGGGTATGATGCCAAAGACTTGCTAACAGCTATTTGGCTTAAACGTAGAATGGGTCGTGCAGACTATCAAGCAGAATTGGATCAACTAATCTATGCAGGGTTAGGACATGTTGTATGAGCAGAGCCAAACACAAACCTTATCAGTGGATTGATGGTGAAACTGCGGATCGTATTACCAGTCTCAATCTCAAAGACTATCGTGCGTATCTTAAGAAAGAATTAGCACAATGGAAAAAGAATCCCAAGACTGAGGACAACCCGGACGGATACTGGTTACATCCAGAAGACGTCACAGGTAACATACGCAGGATTGAAGCTCTCAATCTAATTATTAAAGACTTTATAACAACATCGGATGAAATAAAATGAAAATAGGATTTAGCCTTGGACGTTGCGTCCGCGATATCGTTAAGGGATCGGTTGACATCAACGATGTGGCATTTATCATTGCAGCTACCTCTATACATGACGAACCGCAACTTGCGAATGTAATAGAACAATACATGTATCGCGATGACGATTATCTTTACGGCTTAGATGAGTCTAAATGCCAAGAAGTGGCGTTGGCATTGTGGAGCACAAACAAAATACTACAGCCTCGTAGACAAGGCCTGCATCGCCATCGTCAACCAGAAAACTCAGTTTGGGTAGATATGTTCCCTACCGAGCTCAGTGAAAATCATTCAGTCAAGTCTGCCTGGGATGCCTATAGATTTATGCTACATATGACTGAGAACGTCGACAATGAATCGACAGAGGTTTTCAAACAATAGGAGATGCTATGGTCAAAGAGGGATCAAGGTGGGAAGGCAACAACGGACAAAAATTTCATGTAATACATGTGATTGAGATAGAAGGGCATACTTGGGTTCATTATATCAAAGAAAATGCACCCGAAGATTCTAATCGTGAATACAGTTGTTACGAGGAAAGTTTTTTAAGCAGATTCCGAGAACAGCCGAATGATTAATTTTAATTTTAATATTAGAATACCCGGCTCGAATCGATTTCGAAATATTCGAGTGTGGCACGGCATTACTCCTATAGCACATAAATTCTGGGAACTGCAGATCTATCTCAGTGCAGACATCGTTGCTGCCTCTGTGAACATTACTGCCAAACAAGATCACAGTGGTATACAGCTAGGTGTCGGACTGTGCGGAGTCAACATAGACTTTAATTTTTACGATTCAAGACACTGGAGCGACGGCCAATGGCATTCACAGACATAGAAACCCTACTGATAGTTTTCTTCATTCTGCAGACAAAACACTTTATTGCAGACTTTGCACTGCAAACAGATCGCATGGTTGTAGAAAAAGGCATCTATGGTGCAAAACACGGCATCTATCACAGCCTTGTGCAGAGTGCCGGAACCTTCTTGGCTTTTGCTTGGTTACATCCTGTAATAGGAATTATCACAGCATTCTTAGATTTCCTAGCACACTATCATATCGATTGGGCTAAGATCAACATTAATAAGAAATACAAATATACGCCCGCAGACCATAAATTTTGGTTTTGGCTAGGGCTGGATCAGCTTGCTCATCAAATTACCTATATCTTTTTGGTTGGTTGGGTATTCTTTGGTCTATAGCAGTAATTAAAGTATAATATTACAAAGCATAAGTAAGAGTACATGATGGAGCAAAAAGTGAGAAAACTGGAAGATTTTAATGCCGAGGATCGCATTGATCTCAAACTGTTGGAAAACAATACGTATTTTCTAAACGGTGAAATCTGTGAAGAATCTGTAGGTGCCTGCGCCAAATGGCTGATCTGCGAAAATCTAGACGTCTCCAAAGAAAAAGTTCTTACTCTGTATATAAATTCTACAGGGGGCGACCTCTATCAGGCGTTTGGATTGATCGATGTCATGCAGGCCAGTCCTCATGTGGTTCGATGCATAGGTATAGGCTCAGTGATGAGTGCTGCCTTTCTAATCTTTGCAGCCGCTGATCGAGGACAGAGATATGCTGCTAAAAATACCAGTTTCATGTGTCACCAATTTTCAGAAAACATGGAAAACAAATATCATGATTTGAAAGCCACTATGAAAGAAAATGATATCTGCAATGACAAAATGATTAATATTCTCAAAGAAGCCACTGGACTTGCTCCATCGGTAATCAAGAAAAAATTACTGCCGCCATCGGATGTGTACCTTACCGCACAAGAAGTGTTGGACATAGGCATAGCTGATCATATTTTAGAGTGAGAACAAGATGAAAACAGATTCAAAAGTAGTTGTATTAGGCGGAAAACTAGAAGCCGAGGCTAAACGCAAACAAGATCTTCTCGATGTCATTGACGCAATGCGATTGATGGTTCAGAGTGGAGAGATCGCAGAGTTCGTAGCAGCCAGCATAGATGAAGATGGCATCACACAGATACATGTGTGTGCGTTGGACCTTCCTGGTAGCATAGGCTTGTTTGAGATTGGCAAGCACTTACTGATCTCCAGTGAGACTGGTATCTCTGACACAGAATAAACTGTGGCAAAAAAGCCACATAAAGTATATAGATTTTAGTTGACAGCTAAATAAAAAGGTCGTATACTACACACAGTTGTTTAGAAGAGAGTCAAAACTTTTTTGCCAGAATTACAAAAAGTGGTTGACAACCTGGCTAAATAAATGTACAATTGAAACAAGTTAGCAGACAATGTAGTTCATAGGTGTTGTAGAAATACAACAAAATAAATTACAAAAGAGGTTGACAGGTGTGCCGAAAGGCGCTATAATTAACACATAGGCAGCAAAGGTGCTGTTTATAAAGAAAAGGTAAATTGGAAAGCAAAATGCAATCGTTCAATAGACATCAACAATTTAATACGATGCCCAAACTGGCAGGTGTAATAGCCTGTTCTTGGTTATCGATTAATGGCGGAAGTCTATCATATGATCGTACACCAGAGATTCAAAGGGTCCGGAGGACTGTCGTGTAACACACAAGTTAACACAACAAACTTCAAGGACCCTAGGATTAAAACCCTGGGGTTTTTTGTTTTTAACAAAGGAAAAATGAAACAGATAGATTACGCAAAATTGAATGAACGTATTGTTGAACAGGCTTATGAAGGTGTTCTTGGAGAAATGTCTAAAGAACAACTTCAAAAACTTATTCAAGATAAGTTCGATCGTGCTAAAGTGTATCACGAGTCGTTGGCAAAATTGCCGATGTTTAGTGTAAACTGAAAGCGCAAAGTGTGAAAAAGAGGAAACGAGGTCCTCGCTCTGCACTTAAAACATAGAGCAAACGGGCGGCCTGTAGGATGAAACTCTTCTTCTAGAGCGAAAAATTACAGCGTATTAAAGTATTCTATAGGGACGGCTACACCCATAGCGTAGTACTGCATAGCAGGCGTTATTAGAATATTTTAATACACACATTCTCCTTTCACCCTTTGACGGTGTCAAAAAGCATAGCGGAGAGTGTGTTTACAAATAATGGAAGTGTGTGCTGAATTGGTTGAAGGCAACGGACTGTAAATCCGCCACATAAGAAACGTTGTAGGTTCGAATCCTACCACTTCCACCAGATTGCCTCGTTCATATAACGGTCTATTATATCCGCCTGTCTAGCGGAATACAGGGGTTCGACTCCCCTACGAGGCGCCAGTTTATTCCCCAGTAGCACAGCGGTAGTTGCACTTGACTGTTAATCAAGGTGTCGGTAGTTCGATCCTACCCTGGGGAGCCAAATATTACTCTCTAATGTAATGGCAGCATGACAGTCTCCAAAACTGTTCGTCGGGGTTCGAGTCCCTGGAGGGTAGCCAAACAATTTGCACGATTCGTCTATCGGTTAGGACGCTGCCCTTTCAAGGCGGAAAGACGAGTTCGATTCTCGTATCGTGTACCAATTGCGGGATTAGTTTAATGGTCAAACGAAACCTTGCCAAGGTTTAGTCAGGAGTTCGATTCTCCTATCCCGCTCCAGTTTTGTTTATGTGTGTACGGTTACCCATATGTGAGTAGCGAGTCGCCCAAGACACTTGTTACTGTACCTGAAGCCCGTAGCAAACGTAGTCGATACGTTCAGCGCACGACTTGGACATTGTGTGACGATAAACAAATTCATATGCCAGCGAGACTTGGTAGTCAGAGAGGTTTTATAAACCTTTTAGCGCCAGATTAGCGTTCTTGAGAGGGTTCGATTCCCTCCGCTGGTACCATTATGTGTCGGTGGCAGAGAGGCCCATTGCAACGGATTGCAAATCCGTAAAACCGTCAGTTCAAATCTGACCCGACACTCCAATGCCCCTGTGGCCAAATTGGTAAAGGCAGCTCTCTCAAAAGGAGTGTTATGTATCCCGGTTCGAGTCCGGGCAGGGGTACCAAAGTTTAAGGAAGTGTGGCTGAGTCTGGCTTAAGGCAGCAGTCTTGAAAACTGAAGTTCCGAAAGGGGCCGTGGGTTCGAATCCTACCACTTCCGCCAAATTATTCCCGGATAGTTAAATGGTATAACAATCGGCTGATAACCGGTCATTACAAGTTCGATTCTTGTTCTGGGAACCATATAGGAGAAAGCAATGGCGAATGTAAAGCAAGGCAATCTTACTAAGAGTCCTCAATGGTGGAAGCACCTCAAGGACTGGAAGCGAATCTTCTGGAAGTCAGAAAGACAAGCACAAAAACGTAATATTAAACAAGGAGAATGACATGAAACGTTCAGGTAAACGTTAGTGTCATCTTTGACCCCCGTATGGTCTTAGATGGCACGTAAAAGAAAATATTTACGATCCATCCACGCTAAACTTTAGTGGCGAAGTACCCGGCTCTTAACCGGACTAACTGAGTTCGATTCTCAGAGCGTGGACCATATGGGGGTATAATTCAAAGGCTAGAATAGCCGGCTTTTAACCGGTCTATCAGGGTTCGAGTCCCTGTGCCCCTACCATATGCTAACACACTTTCAATCTGAATTGACAGATACAAACAACCAAGGGGATCCGCTGGGTTCATTCCAGGTGCATCCTGAATTGACAGGAACAAGGTTGTAAGGGGAGCCGAGTGTGTTAACATATGGTAAAGTAGCATAATGGTTGTGCAACACCTTCATACGGTGCCCAGTGTGAGTTCGAATCTCACCTTTACCACCAAGTTTCTGAGATAGACGCAGGGTTTGAGTCCCGCAAGCCTAGTACAGTTTAGGTCGGCTGTATGACACCACAGACGGCTATGACGGTAGCATAAACTTGCCCTGTCGAGACAATCCAGTGAGTCCTCCCAGGAGGATAGTTGGGCACTCGGAAAACCTATTTTTAAATTCGGGGGCAGCAGAGGGCTGCGGTGGTTCCTTGCAAGAATCATGTCTAGAAGAGTTCGATACTCTCGGCCTCCACCAATTATCTCTCTAAAGTGTTATCTGGTTGCATTTGCGGTTTGGGGCCGTAGGGTCTTGGTTCGAATCCAAGTAGGGAGACCAGTTTTTGCCCTTGTATCCTTAGTGGTAGAGGTCCTGCCTTGTAAGCAGGGTGCGGAGGTTCGATTCCTTCCTGGGGCACCAAGTTTTGTAAGCGTCAGCAAGTGGAAACACGTTCAAAGTATTCTTCGAAGGTACTTAGACGCAAAAGGCAAATGGGTTCAACTCCCACCCGCGGGGAACTGCGGAGGTCTGTAAAGGAGACTACGCTGGTGGAAACCCAAGTGATATCCATCGTGCTCGAGGTCAGGCTAGGCGGCCGGTAAGTCCTGAATAAATCTACGATAAACGTGACGTAGGCTTACAAATTCAATATGTTGGCGTGTAGTGTAATGGTAACACCACAGACTTTGACTCTGTTATTCTAGGTTCGAGCCCTAGCACGCCTGCCATATATCGGGCTTTGGTGAAATGGATATCATTTCGGTCTTCGAAACCGACGGTGGGAGTTCGATCCTCTCAAGCCCGGCCAAGTTTACCTCTGTCGTTCAACGGATAGGATACCATGCTACGAACGTGGGGACGGTGGTTCGATTCCATCCAGGGGTACCAATCAATGGTGTTGCTGATGTAGTGGTTGCATAACTGACTGTGAATCAGTTTGACAGGGTTCGATTCCCGGCTTCACCCCAAGTATAGTTCCTTAGTTTAATGGTAGAACATTACTTTGACATGGTAAAGACACAAGTTCAATTCTTGTAGGAACTACCATATCTAAACACACCAGTGAAAGAACGAGTGTAACTCTTAGGGCTTGGCCTGCGGCATTGTCGATACTTGAAAGAGTGACGGTGGCTTGTGTGTTTAGATATGTATGTTACTTTTAAAAATTTACAGCTGTTGTTAAAACTGCGATAAGTATTTTAATGAAATATGATGTGATATTATTAACTCATCTATCTGTCGCGCCATTCGCTAAAACAATAGGGCCTTACAGAATAGCAGACTCGTTAAGAAGAAATGGGTTTTCAGTACAAGTTATCCCTATGGTAAACAGTTTTTCAAACAATGAACTGTTAGAAACCATCGAGTTGTTCATCGGAGATAATACAAAGATCATCGGAGTTAGCACTACCTTTTTTCAACACGTAGATGTGACACAGATGCATGCTACGTTTAGCGAAGGGACGCCGGCCTCGTTAAAAGAAGTGTTAAAACAGATAAAATCTTTACATCCAAAGATTCAATTTATCTCAGGTGGAGCACACAGTCATCAAGAAATAGGAGATCCTATTTTTGATGCGGTATTTCATGGATACTCAGATAATTCTGTAATAGAGTACGCTCTGTCATTGGTGGGTAAGAAAAAACCAATTTGGAATATTTCTCTGGGTACAAAAATTATAGAAGGTGAACACTATCCTGTAGACATCGAGCATCTTAAACATCAATGGGAAGATAACGATGTTATTTTTCCAGGAGAAACGTTACCTATAGAAATTAGCAGAGGTTGCATTTTCAAATGTAAGTTTTGCAATTTTCAGTTAACAGGTAAAAAGAAATTAGATTACATTCGTGACTATGAATTTTTAAGAGAAGAATTTATAAGAAATTATGAAAAATTTGGAGTAACCAATTACACTTTCTGTGATGACACATTTAATGACAGTACAGAAAAGCTAGAAAAGATACACAGAGTTATTACAAGTTTGCCATTTAAGGTAAACTTTATAACCTATCTTAGATTAGATCTGCTTCATGCACATAGAGATCAAATCACTTTGCTTAAAGAAATGGGATTACGCAGCGGTTTTTTTGGAGTAGAAAGTCTAAATCTAGAATCTGCAAAAGCAGTCGGAAAAGGTTTTCATAGCGAAAAAATAAAAGAATTTCTTATAGAATTAAAAGAAAGTCATTTCAATCCCGACAATGGCTCTAATTTTATCTGTTCGTTTATTGTTGGATTGCCGCATGAAACTATTGATAGTTGTAGGAAAAGTTTTGAATGGTGTCAAGAATATGATTTCAACACCATTTGGAGTCCTTTGTTTATACGAACAAAAATGAGATATCAAAGTGACATCGACAAGAACTATGAAAAATATGGATATCGATTAGATAGAGGAAATAACTATAGCTGGACCAATGATTGGACTAATTTTGACGATGCCTCTAACATAGCAAAAGAGTTCAATACAGAAAGAAGCAACACAGCCCATAGCTGGCCTCTAATGGATTGTGCTGCAATGGGACTTGGTTCATGGAAAGACCTTCTCAATACAAGATTAATCGATTTAATACATAATCCCGATGTGCATGTTAAAATTCAAAATAAGATACTTGAATATAAAAAACATTTGAAAAATTGTTAATGTCTATCCCGCTGATATTTCAATTAATAAATATGGAGAGGGAATTATATGAAAATTAGTAAAATACCAGGGTTGGGGAGATTTGGGGTCTTCATCGACGATGTTGACTTTGATAATATAACCAACGAAGAATGGCAAGAGATAGGAAAATTGCACCTAGAAAAATTAGTAACTATTATAAGAAATACAAATCTAAACACGTTTAGGTACGAAGAATTAATTTTTAAACTGGGGCTACCGAGAACAAATCAAGCGCACAGATTACAAAAAAAGTATGGAGTTTCCGTAGGTGAAATTTTTCAAAAAGTTTTAGAAAATTCCAACGTCATAGATGATGATGATAAGAAATTTTTAAGATCTGCCAGTAAACTCATGCTCATCGAAGACGGAAAGCCAACTTCTATAATGAAGGTCACTGGAATGAAAGATCCCAGCGGTGACCCTTTGGGAATGTTTGCCGAAGGAGAGTTACTGTGGCATAGCAACGAATCGGGAGATTTGTGTTTTACTCCCGGAGTGTCGCTGTTAGGTAGATCGGGTGTAGTAGGAAGTGCCACTGGCTTTTTGACCACGGTTGATTATTATGAATCATTAAGTGAGAGTTTTAGAAGTGAGCTAGATGAAATGGTACTGCTTCACCGGTTCACTCCAGGAAGAATAAATCCCGGACTTATAGAAGAACAAGATTCTATAATGCAGAAAAATATGTGTCCAGTAGACGATTCGAGAATCCCGTTGATCGTAACCAGTCCTGGGGGACACAAAGGACTGCATATAAGTGTGAACACGATTAGTAAGATCGAAGGAATGTCTGATATAGAATCTAAAAAATTATTAGATAAAATACAAAATGAATTATTTGTAGAAAAATACATGTATGATCATTGGTATCAATCAGATACAGACTTATGTTTATTTGATAATTCTATTACGTTACATAGAAGATTGGGTGGTATAACAAACAGAATGTGTTACAGAATGCAACACGATTATAACTTTGTACAGACCAACCCATACATACCCTATGTTAAAGAACCATTTGTTTCGGAATATCGTAGACGAATGGCTGAAATGGTCGATTGGATCAATTAAAACGCCGCTTTAGCAAATGTGGTCATTGCACCGGTTTGAAGCACCGAGGAACTAGGTTCGATCCCTAGGGGCGGCACCAATAAAATAGTTGTTGACAACATCAGCAACAGAATGTATAATACACGCATGTATGAAATAATAAGCAAAAACGGGCTACCATTAAATTCGTGCCCAACTCTAAACGAAGCAATGGCATTCGCCAAAACTGTAGGAATTTTTGTAACTATCAACGGACCTGAATTTGAAGTTTGTGGTGTGTTTGGAGTTGATAGTATTCAGGACGGTCAATGTCCTGATGGTGTAGCATATGACTGGAATAAATCTAGTCGTATTGGTGCATCACGTAGATAACAGAATAATGCGAGAGTGGTGGAATGGTATACACAGCAGACTTAAAATCTGCCGCCGAAAGGCATACGGGTTCGAGTCCCGTCTCTCGCACCATACCGCTTTAGTATAATGGATAATACAAAGAGCTTCTACCTCTTGAATATGGGTTCGATTCCTGTAGGCGGTGCCAGATAAAGGTTGACAGCATTTAAATATGATGTTACAATATACACATACTAAGAAATTAGTTAAACGTTCTTTAAAAAGTTAGGTTAGTAATTTTGCCCCGGTGGTGGAATGGTAGACACGTCGGTCTTAGAAGCCGATGTCGCAAGGCGTGAGAGTTCGAGTCTCTCCTGGGGCACCATTAAAAATAGCATTGACGGGAATCGTCTGTGGACGCACAGTCTCATGAAGAATAGGGCCATCTTACTCTTCTGATATAACCGTGAGCAATGGCTTATGAGGAGCATCGAACTCCACTCAGAAATATGCTTGATCCCATAGGGTCTAATGTTATTTTTAATGGTAAAGAATTTAAGGGCAGTTTATTGTCCTGTAGGCGGCTTGCCGTCTACGAAGAATAAGTGTGGCGACACACCCAAAGCTGGAATGCCTACATACCAGCGCCAGAAATGGTTCACGTAAACAAGCCTGCTCACTACCGCGAGGTAGCGTTCACTGATAAGACCGGTGGAGGTTAGTGGGCTGTAGTAATACAGTACACCGATCGTGAAACATCACTGAGTAGCTCGCGAGGCAAAAGGTATGTGGTGAGTTGTATTGGGTAGTTCAAAAGATTATTCAGCAACAGAGGCAGCTCATCGCGGTAGGTTCGATATAGCGTAATGGTAGCGCGATTTCCTTTTAAGAAATAGACTGTTGGTTCGATCCCAACTATCAACAAAAATGCAAAGACTGCCTCGGTTATGTGTGAAAAGTATCTAATACTTGAGTGGCAACACAATCAAGTCTAATGAAGCTCGCAAGGTAACATTAGTTTATACTGGAAGTTTCGTAAGTGGTTAGCGCCGCTGAATAGCTCGCAAGGTTAACGGGATAGATGGTGTAGAATAGCACATAGCGACAAGACTAATGCCTGTCTTTAAAAACGGCGATACTGTAAGCAGACTAGGTTACATAGTGATATGGACTTAGTGGATGTCTAGAGAACGTATGCTCGCAAGGTGTACGGTAATGCTAGAGGTGCTTATGGTTAAGATGTAATCTCAGTCTTAACACTATTCTAAAACACATTAGGCTGGTCGTAAATTCATCGTTGGACTTTAAGACTTAGTGTGTTTCAGAATAGTTTGCCTCGTTAATTTAATGGTAGAATGCCGCTTTTACACAGCGGACACGGCAGTTCAATTCTGTCACGAGGTACCAACAACACGGAAGACTCCCATAATGGTATTGGAGCGGTTTGCTAAACCGTCGGTCGCTTTAAAACGTCTTCGGGGTTCGAGTCCCCGGTCTTCCGCCATTTTTTTAAAAGAGGAAATATATGAAACCAGGTCCAAATTATAGAATGAGTTCGCTGCTTAAGATCAGTTTAGCCACAGGCAAGTTCAAAGATGCACATCAACGTGGTGCGTGGAAACGTGCATGTATCGATGCTGAACTGTGTGCTGCTATTCAGCCTAAGCGTGAAAAGAGACCTGCTGGTCCGGGTGGATATCAGAAGAATCCCACTGGTACTGCGTCGACTAGAGATTAATTAGTTATTTGGGGGTGTAGCTCAGCTGGGAGAGCGGCTGCTTTGCAAGCAGTAGGTAGCGGGTTCGAGTCCTGTCACCTCCACCAAATTCACCCTGACATATGGTGTATAATAGGATAAGTAGTATGTCATTTTTAATGCCGGTTTAGCTCATTAGGTAGAGCGCCGCTCTTGTAAGGCGGATGTGGTCAGTTCGAATCCGACAACCGGCACCAGGATTACCAAAAAGACTTGACATATCAAGTCGAACGTTGTATAATAGTTTTGTTGGGGCAGTAATGCTTCAACCGGTGAGGCGAAGGGTAGAAGAGGATAGACGAAAAGGCGTGAGCTTCATGCTTACTCCAAACTTACAATCCAAACTTGAAACTTGGAACGTGTTTATGTGATCCGATCCCTAATAGAATGTCATTTGTTAATCGGAAATATATGGACCTCTGTGTATTGTTATTTGCACATTGTCAAGAAAGATTACAACCCTTTCGTTTGTACATTGTCCGGTCTATTACTTGACCTTTCGCTGACCCGTCATTGTTGTTTGAATAAAGGAAGAAAATGAATATCACACTGAGAAAAGCCAACGCTGTACAGAACAGCATCAACGATACTGTAAAAAGTATCAAAATTGATTTCAATCTCGAACTCAACGAGTTCCAGAATGTTGAAGATGCCATCACTAAGGCCAACTCTGAATTAGTATCTAACGATGCTCGCAGACAGAAACTGATCATGGCTCTGTACAACATCCGTGCCTTGGTCGGCACAGCCAATGCAGCCAGCGGCATTAACACAGCATTGGCCAAGGCAGCGTTTATTGATAAACGCATTGGTCAGTTGGAACAGTTTGCAAACGGCAGCGAAATGATTTCGTTGGATGTAATCAAAGGCAAGTTGGAAAAGATCAAGAACGACAAAGGCGAAACCAGCCGTCGTAGCATTTACGGTTATACTGACACCGTATCTACATCTATCCTAAGCAAGGATCAGATCTTGCAGGCCAAGGCAGAAATCTTGAATCTCAAGAAACAGAAGCAACAGCTCAACGACGAAGTATTGGAGTTAAACATCAAGACTGAGGTTCCTCTCAGCGACGACACAGTGGCTACGCTACAAGCTGAAGGCCTGCTGTAACAGACCCCGTCTTACTATTTCTACGTTAACGAAATAGCGTCCCTGAAACGAGAGAACAGGGGGTACACTAGGACCTGACCTCACAGTCCCCGTTGGGGGATACTGGAAACTGCCTAGGGTGTGGTATAACGCCATTCCAGAAGAAGAAATGTTATGGACAGAGTAACCGCTCAGTTTAGGGCTCATGTGGTGTGAGTAGCTAGACACTTTATAAAAGCTCTTTGAAGTTTAACTACACTTGAGAACACAAGTAGGTGCTAAGTCGACTACCCACTGAAAGTGCAAGGAAGATACGGAGTTAAGCAGTTTGGTTCGATTCCAACAGAGAGCCTCTATAAAGTTATCGCGGGATGGAGAAGGTGGTATCTCGGGAGTCTCATAAGCTCCAGATCGTCGGTTCGACTCCGACTCCCGCAACCAGTTTTTACAAAGGCAAAAATGAAACTAACTGACAGCCGAGGTCCCGGCATAGATACAGAAAAGTGTGTGGAACAAGTAGGTGGTAGTAGATTCGATCTGGTGTTAATTGCTACAGTAAGAGCTAGAGAGCTTAGTCGTAGGCACAAGGCAGCAGGACATGCTACTCAACTCAATGCTCCTGTTAGCGCCTTGTTAGACGTACAGGCAGGCAAGATAGGCAAAGAATATCTTAAAAAAGTAGAATAATTCGGAGTGTAGCACAGCCTGGTAGTGCGCCTGGTTTGGGACCAGGAGGTCCAAGGTTCGAATCCTTGTACTCCGACCATGGTCAGTTGATAAGTAAAATAGTGCGGGATTAGTTTAATGGTAAAACAGCAGATTTCCAATCTTCGGTCAAGAGTTCGATTCTCTTATCCCGCTCCAAGGACACTATGCAGCCAGTTGTTGATCAAACAGAACTTGTACGTAAATTTAATTTTCGCAGTGTCATCACTGAGCAAGATGATATCGCTGCCTGCGGCATCGTAACTAACATCATAACCAATGGTGACTACTTTACCAATAGTCCCAAATTCCAAACCAAAGAAAACATATTTGCTAGACCAGAAGCTGTTTGGTTAAAATACCGCATGAGTTTTATGTTCTCGGTATTCATGTATCTTGGACGAGAAGTAAAAGTCTCTGAAATGATGGCTTGGAGTTTTATGACAAATCTCCAGGGTGCCGAAAATCGCGACAACTTATGGCATCACCACTGGCATCCAAAAAATCCAAACAGTAAAATGTTCAGCGGAATATACTATCTGCATATTCCCAATGATGTTAAAGATCGAGACTATTGCGGCACAGAGATAGCACCCAACGGTGCAGAGCAAGACGGAAAATATTTCATTAAACCCGCCGAAGGCCACTGGATCATTTATCCCAGCGACACCTGGCATCGCCCGGGCATAGTGCAGAGCGAACACTATCGCTTTGTGTTAGCAGCAGATATAGAATGCTCCTATAGTTAAATGGCATAACGCATCCTTGGTAAGGATGTATTTCAAGTTCGATTCTTGGTTGGAGCACCACTTGACAATATTCAAAAGAGACTGTATAATTAAGCAACACACAAGGAGCTCTTATGGATATTCAAGTTATGGCAAGAAAAAGCGCCAGCAAAATGTTGGTTGAAACCTGCCTACAAGTTTTTCGAAATGAATTGAAATTACAAAACAGTCGGTACTCGTTGGTAGTGGTTCCTGAAAGAGGGATGAGTGTTAAAGAGGGGTTTCGAGGAAGCGTGTTTAAATTAGGACCAAGAGTCATAGGTATGAGCATAGATACTGCACTTGATGTTGAACGATTAATTATCGCGTTAGCACACGAAATGGTACATGTCAAGCAGTATGCTCGAGGACAGATTACTCATGGGAAGAATCTAAATAGCAGATTTTGGATGGGCAAAAAAATCCGAGGACACTATTATGATCTGCCCTGGGAAGTAGAAGCTTTTAGTAAAGAGCGAGTGTTAGCCAACAAGGTTTTTCAAATCATCGACAAGGCAGATGCCAAAGTAAAGTCAAAGAAAAATGTCAAAAAGTGATCTTATAGAATTAACTGGTGCAGTTGAAGAAGTACTACCCGGCAATATGTTCAGGGTCAAGGTAGACAATCTACCTAACATTCTTACCTGCTACACCAGCGGCAAATTGAAACAGCACAAGATAAAAATTATCTTAGGCGACAGAGTAAAAATTGAAGTTAGCCCATACGATCTTACCAAAGGTCGTGTGACATATAGATTGTAAGGAAAATATCATGCCATGGATTCAAAACGTAGCACTCAGTGACATCCGCAAAGGGTTTCATTTCGATGCGGGCGTAAACTCTATGCTGATCCAAATCGTAGATCCGCCTGGGGATTTTCCTACTCCCTTGCACACATTCAAAGAAGTTCATCAGTTTCAATTTTTAGACATTGAAGAAAAGGATTTTGCCTTAGAAGAGGCCATGCGTTGCAGTCAAGAGCAGGCCAACGAGCTTGTTCGACTTCTGCAACACGCATTGGAAAATCGAATGAACGTGGTCGTTCACTGTGTAGCGGGTGTTTGTCGTTCGGGCGCTGTCTGCGAGATTGGTGTTATGCTAGGCTTCGAAGATACTGAAGTGTTTCGTAGCCCTAACCTATTAGTCAAGCATCGCATGATGAAGGCCCTGGGGTGGACCTATGACGAGAATGAGCCTCATACTATCAACGGTCAAACTACTGAGTTTGGGATCATACTGCCTAAGACTGTAGAATGGACCAACGACAACGAAAAGGTCTTTATGCTGGCCGCAGAACGCAGAGCACGTAGAGAAAGAGAAGGTGACATATGAAACCCGTTATTTTACATCGCAATGATATCGAGCGAATATCCGCCATTTTGTCTAAGTTTCCGGATGTTCAAGCATTTGAACTAACACAAGACAATTCCAGTGGTATTGGTTCTGTTACTTCTATGACTTTTGCACAAAATATCAATGGCTGTATAGGCTCGTTTGAATTAGAAGTGTCGGGCGTAGAACACTGGTAAGCTGTGGCGGCTTTGCTACACCCCGTCGATTTCGGTTGACGGGGTTTCTTTTTGATGTTATAATTATATATTAAACAGTGAAAGGAATCAAATGGCTGGCAAGGCAAAATCGGTTTACCTCACAGTAACCACAATGGATCACAAGTCAGTATTTCATCGCATGTTTTTTAATGCAAAAGAATTTAACGATTTCGTTAAAACAGAAGACTTTAAAACAAAGTACCCTGAAACTGAATTTAAAATTATCAAAGAGGTTTATTAATGAAAGGAGGGCAAAGTGAAGTTAATAAAATTAGATCGCAGACACAATCTGTATCACAGAGGCTATCGCTTTGCCTTTCTGATCGATAGATTTAGTTCTGATTCAAATAGAGTAGAAAAGGCTGTAAAAGATTTAGAAGGATGGCGTTGGGATTCAACATTTTGGGGTAAGTCTAAGTTTAATAGAACTTTAGGCTATACAGCAAGACCTTACTATGTAGGGTTTAAAAATGAATCAACAGCCACAATGGCTATGTTAAAAATGTAAGGAGAACATTATGCCTAGTGTATTTTTAGTAAGCGATACGCACTTTGGTCACACTGGCGTATGTAAGTTTACTCGCAACGACGGAGTGACCAAGTTACGTCCGTGGACTGATCCAGACGAAATGGATGAGGCCATGATCAAGGCGTGGAACGACAGAGTCAAGCCCACTGACAAAGTTTACCACTTAGGTGACGTTGTTATTAACCGAAAGTCGTTAAAGACGTTAGCTCGTTTAAACGGCGACAAGGTGTTAATTCGTGGTAACCACGACATCTTCCGCGATGATGAGTACAGGATGTACTTTAGAGAATTACGAGCATACCATGTTATGAACGGAATGATCTTAAGCCATATTCCTGTACACAGCGATAGCTTAGGACGGTTTGGAGTTAACATTCACGGTCACACTCACGCCAACCGCGTGAAGAAGGCCCGTGGTGTTGATGCTAGGACTGGAGAGATTTTATACAGCGATGAGCCCGATGTTCGTTATCATTGCGTTTGTGTAGAACAAACTCCAGACTTTGCACCAATCTTGTTTGAGGACGTTATCAAGCGTATTGAAGCAGAAGGTGGCAGTATCGGCTTTAAGAGTGGCAATGGTCCTTCGGTAGATTAGCATAGGACATAGTCCTATTTTAGCGCCAGCCCTAAGGCGCTTTACAAAAAGGGCAGAATAGCACCTCCGGGTGCTATTTTTTTGGCTACTCTTTTTATTATCTTAAATATGTTGATGAAACCACTTATTCATTTAAACTACGCAGTAGACAAACAGAGATTGCTGCATGAGGCTGATCTGATTAAAAACACAGCAGTAGCTTACACTGATTCTAGATACCCTGAACTACAGCTGAATGATTGGTTAATCGGACACTGTTCAACTCCTTACATAGACAAAATCATGGAAGACTTTGATATAAAAGGCAAGCCAAGATTTTATTATTTGCAACCACATGCTGTTATACCAGAGCATGTGGACAACGGAACCCTGTGTAGTTTGAATTTTGTGTTAACTGAGAATGCCAGTCCTATCATGTTTGGTGACGCGGAATATTTTTACGAAGCTGTGCTGTTAGATACCACAGTGCCTCACAAGGTCATTAATAATCAACATGAAAGAATAATGTTAAAAATCTCTATCTTTGATTATACATTTCAAGAAGTCTATTCTAAAATAAAGAGATGGTGTAATGATTGATCCAGCGCAAATTATCAGCGACACTCGAACTGTGTTTTTTCAATCAGAGTCTCAAAGAAAAAAATATTCTCAAATAACAAAATTTGTTGACAATGAAAATTACATATCACTGCACAGAGATTTTTTAACGCCATTATCTGTTAAAATTAATGTAGAGCTGTTCCATAAAGAAATTGTAAAATTTAACTCACATTTCGAACAATGGGGTTCAGAACATATACATCTTCCTAGATCAGGAATTGCACTGGTAAATCAAGACGGGGTTTTAAAAAGTCAAGATCCAATTAATGGGTCGTTGTATGAGTGGAATAAAAAATTTCCTAACCAACCTATAATTGAATCAGATTGTACTACGCCAACTGAAGTGATGCAGATTGAATCACTCCGACCATTAGAAATTTTTAAAAATCATTGGTTTCGATCCAACATACTGAAATGGCAAGCAGGTGCAGAATTTAAACCTCACATAGATACCATTCTTCCATCGCCTTGGTTCCGGTTGTGGGGAACTACCAATGCAGAAAATTTAGAAATCAGATATTGGGACACAGACGAAAATCAAATGAGTTCAGTGCGAAATGTAGAATCTGGTAGAATCTATTTGATCGATACCAGTCGTGTACATGACGCTGTTGGGCACGGAGATTCATATCAATTTTTTCTATCAGTGTCAACAGACAGCATAAGAAAAATTCAGTCCCTGTTACTACCACACTAAATATCCCAAAGGACTACACATGTCGAGCATGAATGACTTTATCGAAGATTGGCAAAAATATTCTCTGAGTGTAAACACAGACCGCGGAGTGTTGAATGTAAAATGGAATAACGCGGATAATCTAGCCAAGTGGTCGAACATGCAGGCTGGGTTATATCTTCAGGATAAAAACAGCCTTCAGACTTTCTACGAACATTTTCCAAGATGGTATCAAATGTTTTGGGATGCAAGATTCAACCAAGGGTTGTTTAATCTCCCAGACGATGCTGTTATCATCGATATCGGATCGGGGATAGCAGTTATAGATCTTTTGTTGTCATCGTATTTGCCTAATAGTAAATTTTATCTTGTAGACAGAGAAGGTTTCAATTTTCAAAAGGGCGTGTACTACGATCAAAATTATCCGGAATACAACAGTTGGGAACCTGTGAAAGATGCCATTTCAGCAACAGGAATAGATCCTTCAAGATTTATCATGCAGGGGCCGAGTGATGAGTTTCCACAACAGGTCGATTGCATTACTTCTTATCTATCATGGGGTTGGCATTATCCAAAAGAAACGTATTGGGAAAAAGTTATGTCTAGCTTAAAAGTAGGGGGCAAACTTATCATGGATATTCGAACATTACCTGATCGAGATGTTGTTGGCGAGATCTCTAAACAAATGAAATCCGAACCTGTGGCTAAATGGTTTGACATAAAACTGCCTGCCCATATAGATAACCTTCCAGCACCTTCAGAAGGCACACCTGTTGGTGGTAGATTTATGTGGACTAGAAATGGATAAATTTAACCAAGACTGGAACACCTACAATTTAACTGTCAACACAGACAAGGGTGAACTTTCTCTTTGGTGGGATGACGTAGAAACTCTGGCTAGATACAGCACACTGCAATCTGGGCTGTTTGGAGTAATGAGACCTTTCTCCAAACAAGTGTTCTTTGAAATGTTTCCTAAATTCTATCAAAGCATGTGGGATATCACATACAAACTTGGCGGCTTCGATATACCTGCTAATTCAACAGTTTTAGATATAGGGTCGGGGGTAGGAATTATAGATCTACTGCTGGCCCAATACCTTCCAGAATCTAAAATATACCTAATAGACCGAGAAGAACTGAATAATAAGCCTGGGGTATATTACACTGACAATTATTTTTACTACAACTCGTGGGCACCGACTAAAGATTGTTTGAACAGAACTTCGTCATTAGGTGACCGAATATCCATGTTAGAACCACAGGATTGGTGGCCCGGATCTGTCGATTGTGTTACTTCTTATTTTTCATGGTGTATGCATTACCCAAAAGAGATCTATTGGGACAAAGTTAATTTAATATTGAAGCCAGGCGGCAAATTGATACTAGATGTGAGAAAACTCAAAGACAGAGATACGGTTGCCGAGATCAGTGATAGCTTCAAATGCAAGCCTAAGATGCACGAATTTAAAAATACCATTGTGCCTTGGATTGATAATAACCAAGACGATGTACTGGGTTATAGATGTGTATGGACCAAAAATGTTTAGATCTATATTTCCTACTGTAATTTACGAAGCCCACTATCTAGATTTTGATAAGGTGCAACAGTCCTTTATAAAAAAGGCATTAGAAAGTTTTGAAGGCAACACGGCACCGGGTAATGATTATTACGACAAAGACGGCGAACCCATCTTTAGAAGGACACTGCCTAATTTACACTTGAAATCTGAATTTAAAGACATTGTAGATTTTATCGATCATCATGGCAAAATTTATTGGAACCATATGAATCTAACAAGTCAAGAAGAACCGTACACCTTGCAACTATGGGCCAATGATGTTCCGCCAGGCGGATTCACAGCTGCACATAATCATACTCCGATTGCCATAGGCGGTGTGTTTTATCTTGATGCAGATCCTAACAAAGGAAATTTACATCTTGAAGATCCTACACACTTTTGTAGAGAGCGCATGCCCTATGACTGGCAAAAGAAACCGTATGTGTTTTCAGAAGAGATCACTGCCGAAGCAGGTAAAATTGTAATGTTCCCGGGCTACCTCATGCATCATGTCAGATCCAATAAATCTACTTCAAACAGAATAGCATTTGGTTTCAACTTCGGATTATCTTGGCAATATAAAGCTCGACCATATTAAGGAAAATAATGATAGAATATAAACAAATATTTCCACACACTGTAGCCATTGTGGATTATCCTAATTTCGATGAGATCAAAGACTCGATCAAAGCAGAGGTGAAAAAAACTCTTGGAGTAGATTATCCCAAAGAAACTACAGGTACCGATCCCTATGACAAAGTACATGATCATCCGTGTCGCGGCGGAGAATACGGTATCATGTATGATGTTATAAACTTTGCTAATCCAGATAGTCCGGAAAACATATCAAACCCAGCACTGAGAAAATTGCACGATTGGTTAGGAGAGCAATGCAAGCAGTACTGGAATGAACTGACATATAATCAACTTCTTCATCCCTATGTACTACAGATGTGGGGAGTATGGCAAACACCAGGAGGGTTTACAGCCTCACACAATCATGCAGGAATTCCTATTGCTGCATCGTTCTATATTGATGCAGAAAACAAAGGTAATTTTGTTTTAGAAGATCCTTCTGAACTTGTGCTTTCTAGAGCGCCGTATAACAAGGTAAAAGGCACACCAAAAAGGTTCCATCAAGAGATCGAAGTTAAAAATGGAAGATTGGTGATGTTTCCCGGATGGATGAAACATTTCAGTAGATCAAACACCAGCGACAGTGAACGTGTGCTTATGGCAATTAATTACGGTTGCTACGGACAAGTGTATTACACCGATTGGGCGTAATCACCTTTTAGAATTCTGCTGTCGTATCTGAGATTATTTTCAAGATCATACATCTTGAAATAATGATCTCTCGGGTAATTGTTTACAAAATAAAGTGTAAATTTATCTATGATTGATCTTGGGCACACGGTATTATAAACCTTATCTTGTGCGCCATTATAGACCTCGATTCTAAGATAAAATTTGTTTAAATCATCAGCCATGTGGTCCTCGCTTTTTCATGAATTTCAGCTAACATATCATCAGTTAACAGACCGCAGTCCCTAACAAACGCACTAATGATCCATAAATCTTTCAATGCTTGATCTATAAACACTGTCTGAGTCATTCTATCATTCCACGACAATTGATCAATGTCAGACCAAAAAAATCCCACAGAGTCTTTATATAATGACTTGACTATAGACAATTCAAACTCTGGAAACCCAGACTGGTATTTGTTGTCGATCTCAGCAATTGCTACTACCAGCTGCTGAAATGGTTCTATGTATGATTCTAAAATAGCTTTGGTATTTTCAAGTATTTCAGATGATTGCAGAGGAGGATTCCAATCCTTGTCTAAGTAAACGTCGGGGTTAGTCTCAAATGTTTCTATGGTATTGTTGAATATGGTATCATAGAGATTTTCACCGTACTGGCTGTGCGGACTTTTTATTTCTGCATATTCGTAAATTCCGAAATCAGCGGTAGAAACAAAATCTCTATAAACAGGCAGATCAGTTTTGAAATTTTCAGCTTTGCTTAATTCTGTAAAACATTCCCAGTTCTTGCTGTTATCGGAATGTTTGTTGAGTCTTACAATAAGTCCATTAGTCAGATCATTGTAAGACACATATGTATCACTTAGATAATAATACCCATTTTCTAGCAGTTGTATGCCAAATGCGGGCTTGATATCAATGTTAGGATAAAATTCTTGCTTAGCCGCTGGACTATACCAATGCTTTAGCTTTTCGGTTAATGTTGATATAAAATAAGATCTTTGATAAGGAAGCATAGTTTAGTCCTGTCACGTTCTGTTTATTTATCTTATTTTTCAGCGATAAAATTCTGCAAATTTTCAGGTGTCAACCCATATTTTGTATGATGCACATGTTCAAAATGTTCGTCGATGCTGTAATTCAGCAGGGTTATAAGATCCTGCTTTTTATTTGAATCGTCACTGAACAATGCTGCTAACCCATCACGTCTTGCTTCTACCCAGTTTTGAAATCCGTAGGCTTGATTTCCGTGAAATATTTCTATTCTATCTGTGTTCATAAAATGTTGATAGCTGGCATCAATTATATCTTGTAAAATATCCAAGGTATTATCAAAATATATTCCTTCTTTGCCAAGGCCCGTGTCCCTATTATCTGACATAACTCCACTGTAATCTGTAAGAGCTCCGTACAAATTAAAAATAAAAACTCCGGTGAACCAATCCCTGTTGGGCAGTGTGTTATGCTCTACAACAGCATTAGCCCAATGACTTGAGATCGGTCCTGGATGCATTTTCACTCCGTCGGCTACATTCAAATATATCTTTTTAATTTTCATGCCGTGCTTTGCTTGATATTCCGGAGCAGCCGCTGGAGAATTAGGCAACAGTTCAAATATGTGATGTGTGGGGAACATTCCTAGCTCACCACTTTCTATCATGTTTCTTCGCATGTGATTCAATGTTTGCCCTGGCAGACCCCAAATAAAATTACACCAGACTGGGTTGGTTCTTTCGCCCCACACTTTTACTTTACTATGCTTGTCTAAGATTTTTCTAATCAGAGTCTTATGATAATTCCATTCTATTTCAGGTCGGTCTATGAGATCTAACACAACCGGATCTAGATCTTGCAAATCAAATTTCAACCCTGCTGTAACTTGATACGTTAGCATCTTATCCAACAGTCCGTATGAATGTTCTTTTTTGGTCTTAGAGAACTGTGTGCTGATAAAGATAGGTGTATGTTTACCAGTCTGCTTTAAATCACAAATGTAATCTACAATTTCTGTGTCTTGATGAGACAGCCCTACGTTGGGGTTGGTCCAGTATATGCTTGGCACCCCTAATCTGCTGAACATATCGAGTTCTTTTTTCCATGGCGGAATCAATTCATCTTTGCCCCATATTCGAACTTTATGATGCAGCCCAGAGCTCCAGTCACAGAAAGTACAAAGATATGGACAGCCTTTAGTAGTTTCCCAAGCCAATGCGTAAAAGATCTTCTTCTCAACAAAAGTATTAAAAAAAGCAGCAATCTCTTCTTCAAATTCCATGTATATACTGTATTTCAATATTTCGTCTTTTTTGTTCACCGGTTCGTGATTGCTCACTCCGCCCTCTGCCGACACTACATTAAGCAGTTCAACTTCATGCCCGGCAATATGATCCAACAGTCTTGAAAACGCAATCTCACCTTCACCGTAAATCACATAATCTAGAAAGCTATGCTTGACAAAAAAATCAACATCTCTATGAGCATCTAATTCTGGGCCACCTGCTATGATTATGAGGTTAGGATTTCTTTCCTTGAAAAACTTTGCCATTTTTAAAAATTCATATTTGTTCCAAATATAAATGCTGAATACAACTATATCGATGTTCTCTTCAACTACCATATTGTATGCAGCTTCTAGATCATAGTATTCAGGCCCTATTAAAAAATAAGGCTCAGTCCATGTGTATTCGTTTTTGGACAAAGAGAATTTCACATGATGCAGTTTTAAAATCCAATTAATAGGTGTGACATAGCACACCTGCTGGGACCAAACGCTCAAACAATTTGAACTAAAAACTTTAATTTTTTTCATGACTGTGATTCCATTGGCCGTTCCAATATTTTCCTTTGCATCCTATATTGAATCCTAAGATAAGTCTGTTCTTATCGATTGTGTTTGGTCGTACACTATGTTTGAGATATCCAGGAAACATAATTAGATCGCCTGATTGCACAGGCATTTCTTTGACCATGGGGTAATTCACCGTTGGACTGATAGGCTGTGTCATTAGTACCATATCCATGGGATTTTCTATAATTAAATTTCCTTGTTCAGGTGATGCATCGACATACAGCACCGCAGTGAACGGCATGCTTCCGTGCAAATGACTATGAATCCAACCACCTTCAGGAGTGCTGTTAGCCCAGACCTGAAACACATACGGTTCTAATTCATCATGATAATTACAGGTTTTCCAAAATTGCTTTGCAGCCTGTTCCACAAAATTTACTACATCTTGTGTGTCGTCGGGAAAATCTTTGTGTAAGTATGAATTGGTATTGTAACTACAAAGTGTTCCGTCACGCATGAACGCATTGTTATTGTCTGCGGTGTCTTGAAAAACTTTCTCCAGTTTAGAAAATAAATTGTTTTTTAATTTATAAAATTCAGGATAAAAGTCTTTGTATATTGTAGTAGGAAATATTTCTAATACTTCTGCCATTAAACTTGCCCCAGCCTGTCGGCATGTATAGGACCAATTGCATCTCCGGTGTAGTGTACGCTTTGACTGGTCATTTCTAATTCTTCTGCCCAATGCTGAGTAATGATAACCATAGCACCCTTGTGACCAGCCCAGACCGAATGCACATCAGTGCCATTGAACGGATGTTCGGCTCCCATATACACATTGGTCCCGTCTTCTTTGGCCACGTCACATATCGGTGTAGAATCTAACAATCTAACTCCGTTACATGACCCCGACAGTGTACCGTTTAAAAAAATTATTCTAGCATCAACTCCGGGATGTCCGTGCTGCGGTGTTTCCCAATTTGGTGCCAACAGATATAATTCTGCCTGATACCTTCCTTCTCGAAAAACAATGGCACTATAGGTATGGTCAGTTACATAGATGGGATCTTTAGTTGGCGGTCTCATTGGATATCCGTTTTCTTTATACCAAGCAGTAAACTCGTCTAAGTTATTCCATTTCATATGTTTTTTCCAGTGGTTGTATGATCTTTAAGTGACCCGGATCTACCGGATCACCGCTCCAATTTATTGTAACACTATTAGGTTTTACACCTTCTGGCCATTTTTCTAAACTTAGAAACGCACCGCCTTTATCGCCAACAATCAGTGCATGAGTACCACGATCATCTAATTTTTCTCCGCACACACCAAACAGTCTGTTAGTACCAGTCTCTGATGCTGTTTGATATTCTTTAGTAAGATCTAGATGTTTTCCGTTTTGTCTGGTGTGAATATCACCACCCCATATCATAACAATGTTTTCAACACCGGGATGATTGTGATCAGGACTGCTGGTGTTAGGTCGCACCAAATATAATTCGGCCTGGTACTGCCCTTGTCTAAAAAGCACATAGCTGTAACTGATGTCTGTGACATAGACAGGATCCTCAAAAGGAGGGCGGATTGGAAATCCTTCCTTTTTGTACCATTCGACAAATTCTTCTAACGTTTCCCACATAGTATTTTCCATAATGTACATATTTATGTGAGCGTTAAGGGCCTTTTATATTCTTCCAATCTAACCCAGGAACGTCGACGATGACTTGTTGTATGTACAAGTCATCGACCATGGACATTTTATATATAAATTCCGATAGAGTTTGCGGATCCAGTTTCGGGCTTTGAAATACCGCAGACATAGGAGTATCAACCAACCCGATAACCACATTCATTATTTGAGGGTATGCTGTGCTGAATCGCTGTTGTATAATTTCATTCTGTTGTGATTTCTGTTTGATATAGTCATCAAGAACACTAACTTTGCCTAGCTCGAAAAAACTCAATTTACTGCTGACATTTATTATTTTTTTTGGTTGACTGTCCCAATGTGATATTAATTCTTCGAGCAGCTTGGTTTGTCCATTTGGGGAATAGGCATTATTGATAAAGATATCGCAATCTGCATTTTCATCTATGATGCGTTTACGTACATCTGGATCCTCAATGTCTGCCCCAGTGCGTCGACTATATCCTGTTACTTCGTGACCATTGGAAGAGAATACCTCAAATAGGTTAAGACCTATTCCGCTGGTATGTCCGGTAATAGCTACTTTTTTAAAGCTGCGCATGATGGAATATTTATAGGGCCCATTGACCTTTTAATAAATATCTGACAAATGCTGCTCATACACAAAACCATCAGTCTCTGCGACCACTGTTACAGACACATACCTGCTGTTGTCTACGAAGATAACAATCAAATTCTAATGAAGAAAAATTGTCCGGAACACGGGGTCATAGACAGTGTTGTAGAAATCGATCCTGAGTTCTATTACGGGCTTGAACATAAAAAAGATTTTACAACGTTCAATCAAGTTATATTCGAAGTCACTGATCGATGTCAACTCAGTTGCCCTCATTGTTATCATTTACCAGATAACAAGGTTACAGATCGATCTCTAGATCTCATAGTAGATCAAGTAAAATCTTTCCCTAAAGAATGCATGCCTATGTTTGCCGGTGCTGAAGCCACTCTTAGAAAAGATTTCATAGAGATGTGTAGCCGTATCAACGATTTAGGATTTGAAGAATTCAGTCTATTAACCAATGGCATTAAATTTGCAGATAAAGAATTTACACAACATTCGTATGACGCAGGTCTTAAACAATTATGTCTTGGGTTGAATCATCATTCTTACCAAGGCGAAACTATACATCAAAAACAATTATCTGGTTTACAGAACATGCTAGATGTCGGATACGAGATCGGGTACGTGGGATACACTATAGAAAGTTTAGAAGATGTATCAGATATTTTAAAAGAAATACAGACAATCAACACTGATAAAATTAGTCACTACAGAATAAGATGCGGAAGTTTTATTGGACGCAGCTTGGATAAGCAACGCAGTTACCTGAGCAATCTTGTTAAAAAAGTGAAGTCTCTGTTAGGAGACGAAGTACAATACGGAACGTATGATGATAATCCCTATCATGTTATGATGGAATGGGGAAATATAAAATTACGATTAATACAATGGCCAGATGTTACTAATATAGACATGGAAGAATTACGAACAGGGCCTTGGTGCAATTTTTACGATGGTCCTATTACAAATTTTGTACATCAGGTAATTACTAGAGATGCATATACCAATATGAATATGCCGGTTAAAGATACCGTTCCTGATCGATACAGATATAGAAAAATCAACGAGGCGTTCAATCATGACCATTGGAGTCATCATTGGAATGGTCCGGAAGAATTTACAGAATTCGATTTCACTATTCAAGAAGACTGGTTGAAAACAACCAAACCTAAATCTATTATTCCTTTGATCAAATGTTAAAAAATATATTTCCTGTACAAATTTACGAAGTTGATTTTCCAGATTACGATGTAATCAAGGACGTCCTGCTATCGGACATCATGACATTGTTTAATCAAAACTTAGAGTTATATTCTAAGCATAGGCTGTTTAATCAATCGTATAGTCTCGAGGGCACACAAGAAGGCATGTATCGAGATCTACATAAAAAATTGCAGCACAAAGAATTGATAGACTGGATTCAACATCATGTAGAAACCTATTGGAAGGAGTTGCACTACAGCAGATTTGTCACTCCTGAAATCGTACACATGTGGGCAAATCTAACACCCAAGGGCGGAAACATTATTCAACACAATCACAGTCCCTACGAAATAGCTGGTTCGTTTTATGTAGATGCTTCTCCCGATCGTGGCAGTTTAGTATTAGTGGATCCCAACGAAATGATCAGAGGTAGACTGCCGTATTATGATTCAGACGAAAGCAAACAAGGAAGATTCTTTTTTGATCACATAGTTGAACCCAAGCCTGGTAAACTGGTATTATTTCCCGGATGGCTCTACCACAAAACACAAAAGAATCCCAGTGATGAAGCCAGAGTGGTAATAGGACTGAACGCAGGGCTTATGTATAGAATAGTATGAAGTTAGATATACCATTAACAACGCCCGCTGGCAATAAAATTAAAACCATAGGAATATGGATGAGCGGTGGCGCCGACAGTTCGCTGTTGTGTTATCTGATGGCCAAAGAAATCAAAACACAAAATATACCTGTAAAAATACAACCGTTAACTGTACAAAAGAGACCAAATATATTTGAATCAATACCTGTTAAAAATAAGATTATCGAATTATTAGATGCTGAAAATATATTCAGTGAACATATAGTATATCCTGCACCAGCAACAGGATGGTATGCCGAAGACTATCTATCAATGTTTGCTAGGATGAATCGAGAAAATATTAGACAAGATTTGTTTCAAGCATTGTTTTCTGGTATAACAACTAATCCTCCAAGAGAAGTACAAGAAAACTTTCAATGGGGTATACTAGAAGATGTTGAATTAAAAAGAGGATCTCATTTAGTCAAAGACACTGTTAGATATTTTATAGAAAGTGAAAACAGCGTTGAATATGAATTTTTAGAATACAAACCTTTTTTTAACATAACTAAAAAAAATATAGCTGCGCTATATCAAGAACACGGATTATTAGATTCGTTGTTTCCGTTAACTAGAAGTTGCGAAGATAGAAATTTTTTACAGGGGCACTGCGGTAAGTGTTGGTGGTGCGAAGAACGACTTTGGGCATTTGAGAGATTAGAATGAATTTTATAACCAAAACTGAGTCAAGCTGCGACATTGATAAAGTAAAACAAGACCTAACTGCAATCTTGTCAATATATCCTTGGCCGGCTATGACTCCAGAAAAACTAATGCCAGGCAATCAAATAGGGCTCACGCATAGACCCGATGCACAAGATATATGGCTAGACAGTTCGGGTAGTTTGTATGACAAAAAATTAAAAGAGTTTGTAGGAAAAGAATCTGACTTTTCACTGTGGAATCCCAATACTCCTACATATACAAGACAAGTCTTAGAAGCATTGTCAGCTGCCGAGAACACAAAATTTGGCCGAATTAGATTCATGCGATTAATGCCAAAAACTGGTCTTAGCATACATGCTGATTTTGAAAAAAGATATCATTTGGTTATTGAAACCAATACCAATGCACTGTTTGGTGAAAAGGTAGTCGACGACCAATTGGCCGCAAAGTGTTATCATATTCCTGCAGATGGATACTTTTATAAAGTAGATACAACCAGAGACCACTTTGTATATAATGGCGGTTGGGAGCCGCGAATTCATTTGGTTATTTGTGAAGCAGGATGATTTACGATGTTATCTACAATGGCAGTTGATGTCATAATCCTCACCGGTATATCCGGCAATGAATTTCAGCGAGCTATCGGGGCATATCGCATAGGAAGTCATTTAAGACAACACGGGTATACAACTCAGGTTATTGATTTTGTCGACGAATTTGACTTTGATCAACTATCTATGTTATTAGACAAATTTACTGGAGATAATACATTAGCGTTATGTGTGAGCACAACCTTTTTGAAATCGCAAACTGACGAAATGATCAGTTCTACATATAAAAAGTTAAGAACAATTTCTGATAGATTACGCAAGGTTATAAATTTTTATAAAACAAAAAATAAAAAAATTAAAATCATAGGCGGTGGCGGAAACATAAATTGGTACAAAGAGGATGATATATTTGACGTAATAGTAACAGGATACGGAGAAGTAGTTGTATTAGATTATCTCAACGGGTTAAGATACGGTCCAAAGAAGATATATCCAAAATTACATGATAAAGAAATTATCAACGGAGACCATCAGCTACTCGAGGTATCGACTATGAGGCATATCTGGGAACCCAGCGATTGTATTTTACCTAAAGAAACACTGCCAATTGAAATCAGTAGAGGATGTATTTTTAATTGTAAATTCTGCTCCTATCCGTTAAACGGTAAAAAGAAATTCGATTATATCAGAGATCCAGAATTAATTAGAGAAGAATTGATTAGAAATTATGAAATGTTTGGTACCACTAACTACATGTTCAGTGATGATACCTTCAACGATTCTACCTATAAACTAGAACTGTTACATGAAGTTTTTACAACGTTACCGTTTCGTATACAATTTGTAGCATATCTAAGGCTGGATCTGCTCTACGCTCATCCAGAGCAAATCACGCTACTTAAAGAAATGGGGTTGAAGTCTGCAGCGTTTGGAATTGAAAGCATGAATCCCCGCACAGCTAAGTTTATAGGCAAAGGTTTAGCTGAGAACAAAATAAAGGAATTTCTTCCAAGATTGTATTATGACCTGTGGAATCAAGAGATTTCGATCATCTGTTCACTGATAGTAGGGTTGCCGTACGAAACTCCAGAACAGCTCGAAGAGAGCTTTAATTGGTTCATAAATTCCGGTATCAATTCTATATGGATGCCATTGGCTATTACTCCTAGTAATTTTTATTTGAGTGATATCGATAAAAACTATGAAAAATACGGGTACGAACTAAGTGACGAAGTAGGGTACTGGAAAAGCTCTATCATGGATCGCAAATTTGCCGAAAAAACTGCACAGCGATTCAGCGATATCTCCTTGGATCTCGGTACCGTTAATTCGTGGTATCTGTTTTTGATGCTGAGTTATCAGCTAGATGACGCAGACACCATACAAAAATCAAGGTGGCGAGACATTGATTGGGCCAAATATAATTTAAGAAAATCTGAAATGATGCAGGAATACAAGGCGTTATTGCAGAAATTTGCTGACGCCAACTAAAATATACGCACTTTTCCTACCTACTTGTAAATTTGCTTGAAAGCAGTTTGCGTAAGTAGGTATAAATATACTATGAAGTCAATGACACCCAGGAGTTAAATATGCCCTTACAGATTCGCAGAGGCACTGATGCAGAAAGATTAGCAATGACGCAGCCGCTTGCACAAGGCGAGCTGTTGTTTGTTACGACACCAGGAGCTGAGAGATTATATGTCGGAAACGGCAGTACTCTCGGCGGTATACAAATTACCGGATATACCAATGAAGATGCGCAAGATGCGTCAGCCACTCTGTTCAGCAACGGAGTACATTCAGGAATAACGTTCACATACAACGATGCCACCGCAAGTTTATCTGCATCTGTAGATTTATCAAACTATAACGGCATAATTAATGCGTCAGCATTGCAGGGTTCTATTTTTGCTGATGACTCGTCGGTTATGATAGATACCATTGACGAAAAAATATATGCCTCTAACGGATTTTTTGGAAACTTAACTGGCAATGTTACTGGAAACTTAACTGGTAATGTTACTGGAAACTTAACTGGCAATGTTACTGGAAACGTCGACGGCGATGTAAACGGATCAATTTTTGCAGATGATTCCAGCTTGATGGTTAATGCCATTGACAAATCTTTTGTAGGACGGTTTACTGGCGATATCACTGGCAGTGTATTTTCAGATTCGTCTACTCTTCTAGTAGACGGTGTTGATGGAAGAATCGTTGCTCCAGTGTTTGCCAACGTCACCGGTAATGTGTTAGCCACAGATACATCAACTATTATCAATAACACCGCCAAAACAGCGGCTCTTACTGGCATTGCATTGTCTGGTGCATCTGTAATAACCGGTAATCCGCTCTTTATATCCGATAGCGGCGTCAACGTTGTTAGCAGTCATGACGGTAGTGTTCCAAATACCCCCACTCTAAACGTAGCTGCTTTCATTAGCTCAGCTACGTTTGGCCCATCGATACTTATTCAGAAATCCAGAGGATCGATTGTTTCACAGACAATAGTTCAAAACGGAGATTTCGTCGGAGGTATTACTTTTTCTGCATACGATGGTACACAATTTCAACCGTCATCTATTCTAAGTGTTGTGGTAGACGGTGTAGTAACGCCTGGAAGTAATCCGCCTGCGAGAATGGATTTAACAGTAAACGCTACGAATACCATACGATTCAAACCAACTTCAACAGAGTTTCAGTTACCTCCAAAACTTCCTGTAGTAGCCGACGACACGGCTCGTACCGCATTAGTGCCGACTCCAACTGCTGGTATGATGATTTTTATGACATCGGGCACTACTCCTGCAGCCACAAATAAAGTGCAGGTATACGACAGCAGTGCTTGGGTTAACCTACATTAAAATTTGTAGGAACTACGTTTCTTTCCGAAATCAGTCTTTGGGTTTCTTTTACAGCAGTGAGCCAATCGGACTGTGATTCATCACATAGCCTATCAACACTGATATAGAAGGGATTAGGATCAAGATCATACTTTGATCCTAATTCTTGTAATTGTATTTTTAAATTTTCTTTGTCCGTTACTACTGATATTGATTGCCATGCAGGAGTAGTTACCCAGTTCCAGGTAATGTTCCAGTCAGGTTTCTTCACTACAAAATCCACTAAGTCTTGCAAATGATTGATATTATATATTCCAATCACAGTGTGGAATTGTAAATCAACGTTAGTGCCTGCCCACCATTGTTCCAGAGTGTTGATGTTATTTTCTATCACAGAAAATTTACTTGGCCATCTAATCCAATCGTTGATTTCTCCTACTCCATCGAGACTGACTTTATAAGATACACTCTTACAAGTTTCTAATAGAGTTTTAAGATCCAAATTTGGTAAAATTGTACCGTTTGTAGTAACAGCTACCTCAAGATTCTTTAAGTCAAATTGTCTAAGCAGTTTGATAAATTTTTCTTGACTCATCATCGGCTCGCCGCCTATTATTTTAAGATGCGTGACCTTGGTTAAATCCCAAGAAGTATAATCAAATCCATGCGCCATAACACCGGTGGCTATGATTTTTCTGTGAGTGTATTTTTCTGTCTGCCATTTAGTACTGAATTCTTCAGAACACATGACACAGGCAAGATTGCATAAATTGTCAAAGCTGACTTCTAACTGTTTGAGAGGCTGCGCCTTGGTGTCAACTGGTTGATAAAATTTTAAACTCTGTTGCCTTAGACTTTCAACTCCGCTGGCTTCATCTCTATAACATGTTTTACAGTTATCAATTTTATTTCCTGCTAACATGCTCTTGCGTAGCTCGGACCATGCGCTGGAATTTCTGGGATCTTGGTCTGTGATATTGCCAAATTCTTTGTTGTGTATAAATTTACAGCAAGGAAGAATAGTGCCGTCGGGCCTTACTGCCGCTCCAGCCCACGGATATGCACATACAGTATTAGACATTGTGAAAAATCTCTGTGCTGATCATTACATCTTTCATAGCTGACATTAATTTTTGCCTATCGGAACTCTTTGGAGTACATAGGCCGCAGCCGCAGAGATTATTAGGACACGTTATCACCGGCATTGTTTTATTAATCAAGTGGTCGCGTAGGGTTTCAACAATAGTATCTGATTCTGTTAATGTTCCTATGCTTCCTCGTTTGCTGTCGAGTGTGGCTTGACAGGTCTGGTGATGATATACCAATCCTGTTTGTTGTTCTATGTGTAAAAAGTACCAATTAACTGAACAGTGCCAATTCTTAAATTGTCTATCAGTTACTGCTTTTGCTGTTTCTTGACCAGCAGTGCTGCAAACTCCAAACTCTCTACCACCGCAACATGGTCTAGAAGTAGGAGTAATATCAATATTCCAGTTTTGTTTTAGCCACTGTTTGTGATCATCAGTGTACAAGTGTGCTTGACTGGACTTACTGTCAGGGTCATCACCTATCAGTCGAGGGATGAACTTTACATCCCATGATGATAATCTTTCACAGACTGTCTTACATTCATCGAAGTAGTCTGCATGAAACATTACATTTACCTTGACCCCAATTTCACTGCTGTTGAAAAATTTAATTCGATCAATAACACTGGTCTTGACTGAGTCTTTGGCTTCTGCATGATAGCTAACTGTCACATAATCAAAATTTTCAATCACAGCCTGTGCTGTTTTTTCGCTCATCGCGCCATTAGTGGTTAGACTGAGCTTTAGATTAAACGCATTCTTGTATGTGTCATCATACTCTTTGCGAATGTATTTTGCAAAATCAATGAATACAGGATTAACTGTAGGCTCACCACCGGTAAAGCTCACATGAAAATCTTTGTTTTTTCTATGCTGCGAAACCAATAGAATGTAATCAAACAAGAAATTTGTCGTAGCTTTTAATTGTTCTAAACTGGCATGTGAACTGAAATTATCATGTCTATGGGCAGGACAATAACTGCAATCGTAGTTGCATCTCCGTCCTAGATCCCAGGTTACAATAAACGGATCTTCGTTGACAGGAGTGATAGCAAAGATTTTATTCAATTGGTCACCCTTGTGACAAACTGATCATTGGGCTTAGAAAGATCGTTTACACCGCAGACTCTAGCGCAGGTTATTAATTTCTTGTCAGTCCAATATGGCTCCCATACCTGTTGCCATTTATCGTCGTCGATGATGCCTTTGATTCCTCGATCCACTGCATTTAGACTTTCAATGCCGCCTAGATCAGTTACAAGTTCATAATATTGATCTAAGATTTGTTTTTTAATATCGGCTACGATACTTTGAGAGCTGCTGTGATTGTAAGGTGCTGATGCAAGAAAGCAACAAGGAAACACATTCTTGTGTGCGTCTATGTAAATTTCTTTTTTAGATAATGCATAACAATCAACTGAAGTTTCTGAGTACCATTTTTTAAAGTTCTTAATGGTTTCGGCATCTATTAGTGTTACTTGATTGGTAGTCGGGGGCTCTAGATAATAGAGTGTATCACCTTCTTTATCCAGCACAGCAAATTTTAATTCCCCGATAAATCTAATAGTATTCTTAACAGTGAAACGTTGAAATCCCAATCGTTTTGATCTCGATTCTGCTTCCTCTACTTGATGCTCGTTGTGTTTGAATTTAATAAACACCCATTCTGCTATGCCACCAGCATCAATAAACAATTTGGCATTGTGTACCACACGTTCATACATAGTGCCTACTCGATACAAGTGATGTGTATCTTCTAATCCGTCAAGCGCAAACACCACAACATGTTTTTCCGGCATTGCGGAATATAAATCATTCCACCAAACTGCACTTCTTGCGCCGCCGTTGGTGTGAATTCTTAAATCAATATGTGGAGCATTATCTTTGAGATACCGACACATGGGGATGAGATCGTTATTCATCATGGGATCTCCGAAGTTACCACAGAAGTACACTCCTTCTAACTGTGCCAACGTCTCTTTATCAAAGATCGTTACAAAGTCGTCATAGGTCCAGTCAGCTATCTTTAAGTTGGGATTCTCTAATCCACCTTTATAGTTGCGAGGACACATAGGACAGGCTGCTTGGCAACGTGTGCTGATCTCTAAATGAACTGTTTTTAATTCGTTAAACTTAAACATTGCGTCCTATAATCATAAATCTTTTGTATAGAGGTAATTCTAATTCGCCTGCCCATAACACATTGATTTTAGACTGTGTTTTAAACTCGTCGAGGTCGTTGGCAATTCTTACATGTTCTAGAATATCGTAATTGTTACTCTGTAACACCAATAAAGTATTATAAGGCATGCCGCTTAACCAAAGATCATATTGTTCCTGTGTGATATGTTCGCAGCTGGTGTTGATAACAACGTCAGCATCACTGCGAATGGCACACATGTCTGCGGTCACTGCACGGAATTTGCCAGCCATTTCCTCTTTCTTATTCATCATTGTGGCAATAGGTTCACATGTAGGGTCAATGTCAACACTGCGAATATTTGTAATATAGATATCGCTTTGAAACAACATACTGGCCAATACTCCTACCCACCCACCGTGGATATCTATACTAACAAATTTGTTGACATTCTTACGTAGGTTTGTAATCAGCCATTCTTTGCTCTTGAGTTGCCCAGACCAAAAAGCATCCATGGTACGCATAGGGTCTGGACTTTGCCGTATGGCCTGCATCCAATGATGTAAATGTTCTGTATCAATCATCATAGTAAATGTGCCAATTCCGGAAATACCTCTTTGGCGTTTGTTTGTCGTATACCGTCTAGATTATTGACATATTCTTTAAAATCCGGCAACAGCTGTGTATGGTCTTCAGCCTCTACAAATTTTAAAATACTTTCCCAACGATTCCACCCATTGGGATTGTGTTTCCAGAAGTCGTCATCCTGTCTATAGTTGTCCCACAACCATTGTTTGAATTCCTCAAAATCTTTTCTCAACTGTATCTTATCTTCTTTAGAAAGAATACGTGCTGAAAGAAAGGTAGGAATATAAAGCATATGCATGTTTAGTAGGCCGCCGCCGGCTTGAATCCCAAATACTTCAAAGAAGTTTATTTTCTTAAAGTTCTTTTGTATTTTCCATTTGGCAAAGTCTATGATATGTTTGATATTGAAAATTTGCACAGCGCAGGCAATGCCTACTTTGATATTGTCTGGTGTATTATCGAGTTTTTCTAATGCCGCTTCAGTTTCTGCCCAACTCACAGGATATCGAATGTAGTGATTACGATCACCTACAGCGTCTATACTGAAAGCAAACCTAACTTCTCGAAACTTAGACCATATTTCAATGATGTCATCGTCAACCAACACACCGTTGGAATTGTATCGGACTGTGATATTGCCAGCATGTCCTCTGCGAATGATCTCCTCTAAGAACTTTCTATGCTCTTTGATCATCAAAGGCTCGCCGCCAGCAAAATACAATTGTTGTATGTTAGGAATCTGCTGAAAAATTTCTTCCCAGAGCTCCGGCTTTTCATACCATTGGTTATCAAACGTGTCTTTGTCCCAATTAATCTGTTGTAGAATTATAGGACTCTTTGTTTTAGAGATCAGTTTGTCGTAGTCTTGCGTCCATCTACTGCTGTCGTGCGGAGTACACATTACACATTTTAAGTTGCAGTTATGACCAAGTCGCAGATCGAGATACCGTATCATCGGTGGAACTACTCCGTTGGCTTCTGTATCTCTGACTAACTGTGCAAGGTCGGTGCCTTCTTCGTGCCAGTAGTAGGTTTCCCACACACGCTTGCTAACAATACCTTTTGATTCTTCTTCAAAACACTTAGAGCAACTAGATGGAATATTTCCATCAAGCATGGTAGTTCTAACTGTTCGCATGTACTTGTTATTCCATGCACTCTGCAGGGTCTCTTTGCCAAAATTTGCAGGAATACCGTCTTCTTTCTTTACTAGGCCTGCGTCCATGATGCCGTTAGTGGCCTGACTGGCGTTTGATCCACAGCACAATCTCGCATCGCCGTTGGGGCGTGTGGCTACGTGTATCCATGGTAACACACAAAAAGTAGAAGTACCTGTTTTCTTTTCTACTATTTCAATAAATTTTTTAACTTTATCAGACACGACCAAACCCCCATTGTCTTTCTTCACACCACCAACATTTGCCGCAATGGTCGTAGTACTCTAATTTCCCTACCTGTTCACAGCTACGTGTTACAGGAAATAGTGCTTCCATTAAATTCAATTGTTTATAAATTTCTGCAATCGTTTTTTTATCTTTGTTTACAAACGGTTGGTACAGAAACCCGTTGTGTTCGATTTCTTTTTTGATTGTCAGCGGATCTCTATTACTGTGCTCTGAACCTTGTGCAGCAAAGACCACGTCAGCGGGTGGGTTTGCCGTGATTGCAAAAAAGATGCAGTTGATAGTTTTGTTTTTTAGATACTCACGCGGAACATCAAACAATGTATTTTCTATTTGATCTGCTGCATAATAAGAATGTTGTATGACATTTAAATTACCAGTGAGCTGAATGCATCGTTCAATAACTTTAGGAACTATAACTGCATTGGCCCGACCCTTGCGGTCGTTTGAGAGAGTAAAAACGTGTATAGTGTCTGTGCAATTTGCCATAAGGATGTACAGCAATAGAGAACTATCTACGCCGCCAGAGCAACTGATACCAATAGGGCCATCTGGTATGTCTACCACAGTATCATTAGATAGATTTATTCTTTTCATTGTTGTTTGCAAAATGTATATTTTTCCATTTTGGGATCTTAGAATCTGCCGAACTCACGCAATTGGCAGTCTCACAATTCTGTGGACTATTAAACAATTTAAATCCCTGAGTCAATGTTCCCAAGGGCTGATCGTGACAGCTATACGATCGTTTCACTTCGTTACTTCTTATTATAACACTTTGATATCCGCTATTGCAAGTCCATTCTTGAAACTTATTAAATCCAAATGCATTAAATCTCTCTGCTTGATCAAAAAGATATTCTGCGCCGGTGTCATCATATAAAGCTATTTGATAAAGTTCTCCGTCTATTGACTGCTGTGGAAACCCTGTCTGCATGATGTGTATCATTTCATCAGTGTATCCTTGAACAATGCCGCTGGCAGTAGGATCACTCTGAGGTTTCAGTGTCACATTAATTCCACGAGCATGGAATCGTTGGCAGCGTTCATACAAAGACCAAAATTGGTCAGGCACCATTACTTGATTTATTGTGACATGTACTCGCTCGTAGATCAATTGCAGGCATTTGTCTCCGAACTCCTGCTCCTTGGCAAATTCTGCATGAAAGCTGGCTGTGATACTGCGACGTTGTACCATGTCTGTGTTGGCACACCATGTGTTCCACCACTTAGATCCGGGTGAAAGATTAGTGGTCATGTGTATGCTCTGGTACGGACTTTGAAGATCGTCTTGCATATACCGCATGAGTTGGGGCAGCTGTTTATAAGCAGTAGGCTCCCCGCCTGAGAAACTCCAGTGAAACTCATTGAATCCATTAGCCCGTGCCTGTGATTTGATTTCATCTATGGCATTGGTATATACTTCAAATGGTTGATAATCAATTTTATCACTGCGGGCATACGGCCAGCAGTATGAACAGTTGTAGTTACAGAAGCGTCCCAGAATCCAACTGATACTAAACAGTGGCCTGTCCAGCATGGTACGTTGTCCAAATCTTACTATGCGGTCAAAAGGTATCTTGGTAAAGTCGTGCGTCATATTCTGACAGTATTTAACTACAAAATGCTTGACCTTTTGCGTTTACGGTTATATACTGTATGAGTGGTCGTGAGTGGAATGGCATACCTCCGGTCCGTTGTGAAACGCATTTGGGTAAGGGCAACGTCTTAGACATCGCTTTGTAGGTTCGAATCCTACCGACCACACCAATATAAGGGATATAGTTTGAGCGTTTTTTCATACGAAAACACATACCATGTTATCTATCATGATACCTGTGATGAATTCGAACGAGTAAGATCTATTTGCTTGGAAGAAGATAACTGGCTGCGACAAAACTATACAAAAGAAAAACTCATCATAAAAGATCACAGCGGGTACGTGGTTGTTTACCAAAAGGCCACTGACAAACCTATCATCATGGCAGGTGTTTATAACAACGGAAAATTTCCAAATAATGTCGCCCGCATGGCCAATCGACTTTACCTGTTTCCTGAATTTAGATGCAGTAGGCACAACATGGTCGAGTCTTATAAACTACATCACGAGAGAATTGTAAAGCCGTTGATAGATATAAATCATTACGACTTGTATATCATTACCATGCAGAATCGAAATCGAGGCGGCAAGGGTTGGTGGAATCTTTGGAAAAAGATGATGCGTGAGTCCAGTAATAACATGTGGGTCGAGCCAGAAGGATATATACAAACCTGTCCGTGGATGGTTCAACAATGTTGGCAAAATTTTGTCTACTATGAACAAAGAGCAGGATTGTTTGATGAATGGAACCCCACAATATTATCTCACGATCAATGGCAAGAGTTATCAGAGGGAGCATGACTACCAATCAAAAAATTAGAACTATACAATTCATCAACTTGTTGTTGTCTGTATTTGCGATCTATTATGCGGTGACCACTGGGCCACTATATCTACTGATACTTTCGTATTTGATGTTTGTGATTTTCTGTCCTATTGGCATCAGTGTCGGCTTACATAGATTACTCAGTCATCGGTCGTTTACAACAACTCCGGTTATAGAAAAAATTCTATCTATCACAAGTATATACGCTACAGTAGGTTCTCCGATTGCATGGGTAGCTGTACACCGATCACATCACGGATTTTCCGATCAAGCCAATGACCCACACAGCTCTTATCGAAATGGAAAATTATCGTTCAGAGGTATTTTATCTGTGTGGACTGGATACGGCTCCCCTAAAGTTAAAATTCCAATCAGCTATGTAAAAGATCTTTCAAGAAACCAGTTTCAAAGATGGATTCACGATAACTATTTTAAATTGTTATTGATACCGGTAACTATTTTATTTTTCATAGATCCAATAATGGGGTTGTTTTTATATTCTTTACCTGCTACAATTGCACTTAACACCACAAGTGTGGTAAATGTGTTAGGTCACAGTCATGGGTATCGTAATTATGACACCAAAGATTTCAGCACAAACAGCTGGATAGCTAACCTGATCAGTTTAGGAGAAGGTTGGCATAACAATCATCACGGGGCTGCTGGTAGTTATACGACTCAAAAAAGTCCCAAAGAATGGGATTTGATTGGGTGGTTTATTAATCATATCAGAACCGGATGAAGCAGTAACATTAACCAAAGGAAAAAACATGTCAAACACAGTAGAACAATTAAAAGCAGCAATGGAAGCGTTTCTATCAGAGGATGCTAAATTTGCCGCAGGTAATAACGCCGCAGGAACTCGTGCCCGCAAAGCTCTTCAGGAAGTAGGTAAGGCAGTTAAAGCTCGCCGCAACGAAATCACCGAAGAAAAAAATGCCCGCAAAGAAGCAAAGTCAGCATAATCAGGACACTGTCTTCGTTGGCAGTGGTGCGGCTGGCACCATTGGTGGGTATGGTGCTGTGCCAAATTGGTCTTCCTATAACATAGGAACCAGTATGGGCACAGACACTATCACCCTCGATCCTAGTACGTTTACTTCGAATGTTGGTATTACCTCGGGTAGTATTACTACTCCTTATGTCTACACCACCAACGGTACTGCGGGGTATACGATCAATAGTAATCCTACTACTGTGCATATAGATGCCGATGGGTTAACTATGAAGAAGGGTGCTGATATCAAAATCGGAGGTAAGAGTCTCAGTGAAGCTATAGACAAGATTGAACAGCGACTGGCTATCCTTACACCCAATCCGGAATTAGAGTCACGCTGGAAACAACTTCAGGAATTACGTGAGCAGTATGTAGAACTGGAACGAGACCTTCTTGAAAAAGAAAAACTAATGAAAATTTTGAAAGAAACCTAAATGAATGTTAAACTCTTATCCTATAGTCAGCCCACCGCAGAATTTGCAGACCTTGGCATCGACGATGCGCAGGAACTCATTGCGTATTGCGCCCGTGTCAGCAACCCAAGCAACCAGCTCAATACAGAGACATCAGAGAAGCTTATACGATATCTTGTTAAACACGCACACTGGAGTCCCTTGGAAATGGTTTCAGCCTGCGTTGAAATCACCACAACTAGAGATATCGCCAGACAGATCCTGCGTCACAGAAGCTTTGCCTTCCAAGAGTTCAGCCAGCGATATGCTGACCCTACTAAAGATCTCTCGTTTGTGGTTAGAGAAGCACGAAAGCAAGATCCAAAGAACAGACAAAACTCAGTCGAGTTGGAACCAACAATTGGTGATACAATGTTACAAGAAGAATGGTCTCGTAGACAACGAGAGCTCATTGAACTTGCAAAGTCAACATACGAATGGGCTGTGTCTAAAGGCATAGCCAAAGAACAAGCTCGTGTAGTATTACCAGAAGGCAACACAGTGAGCCGCTTGTATATGAATGGCACACTGCGTTCATGGATACACTTCATTGAACTGCGTTCGGCAAATGGCACACAGAAAGAACATCAGCTGGTAGCTGTTGCCTGTGCCAAGGCCATCGCCACAATCTTTCCTATGGCTGATAATTTAACAGTTAATCACTGATTTTATAAGCAAATCTTGTGCCCGACTTCAACTACATAGATCAAACTAATTCTCATAACTCTTTCCAGGTAGCATGGGAATCTACATTAAAATGCAATCTGGATTGTAGTTACTGCGGTGACGGTCATGACAACAGCCAAGATCATCCTAGCTTGGAAGACAGTCTCAGCACCGTTGATTTTATTGTGGAGTACTTGAATTTATACATGTGTTCACGTCCGGATCATATTAGATTCGCTACATTGAATATACAAGGTGGAGAAAGTATTTTCCATCCTCATATTTTAGAAATACTTGAATATATAAAAAGTAAAAAGTCGTTGTATCATAATTGGAATCTTAACATTGGTTTAATTACTAATGGCATAACCAGTCCAGAGCGTTGGAAAAAAATTGCAGACCTAGTCGATTACTTTACCATGAGTTTTCATTCCGAGAGCCTTGTAAAGCAGCAGGATATGTTTAGGCAAAATGTGAAATATTTAAAAGACAGCAATAAAAATTTCCAAGTGTCTGTACTCATGCACCCTAAAAAATGGCAAGTATGTTTAGATCAAATTGAGTGGTGTAAAAATAACGATGTGAAATATATCACACGCCAACTAGATCACGGGTGGACCAATTTTAAATTCAATTACACTCCCGAACAATCTGAATTCCTAACCGGAACCAAACAGGTATCAATGACCACTAAGGTAATATCTTTTTTTAAAAACGGTATTGATTTGTCATCCAAGGGTCGGGCCTGTTGTGGCGGCGAAACACTGTGTACTGATGTTGACAGCGGTACTACCTATATTAAAAACAATAGATTCAAAGGTTGGACCTGTTCAGTTAATCGATTCTTTCTGTACATAAGGCAAACAACTGGAGAAATTTTCACTAATAAAGACTGTAGAATGAACCTAGACAGCAAAGTCGGAGTGTTAGGGTATCTCAAAAACAGTGAAGCATTATTAAAAGATCTCAAACAAAAATTGGAAACTAACACGTTGCCAGATATTATCTGTGATAAATCCAGTTGCTGGTGCGGACTGTGCGCTCCCAAAGCTGCACAGCCTGAGGTTTATAAAAAAATTATGCAAAAATACAGCATATAAATAATTGCATGAAAAAAGTTTATATAATCGGTGGTGGAACCGCTGGCTGGTTTACTGCGTTATTTGCTAAAAAATTCTATCCACACTATGACGTAACACTTATAGAAAGTGGCGAAATTGGTATTTTAGGTGCTGGCGAAGGCTCCGTGCCATTCTTAACAAATATTCTCGACATGTTGGACATTCCAATCACAGATTTAATTAGAGAATGCAAGGCCACATTCAAATTAGGAATTAATTTTGCCAACTGGAACAACGACGGACAAAGTTATTTCCATAGTTTTATATACAAAGACGAAGTTCATAATCCAATTCCTGTACATCAAAACTTGATTGACAAGTTGCTGTCATTGCAAGCGTCTATCGCTGACAGCGATTCACAAGATTTATCAGTGTATGAAAAAATGTCAAAGGAAAATCGTGTACCATTTACCTGGACAGACAAAGATTCATCCCTTGATGCGTTTCCTTTAAATCATCACGGACAGTTTTCTTTGCATTTTGATGCAAGGCTATTAGCAACGTATCTATCAAAGTTTGCAGCTAACAAGGGCATACATCATATAGATGCACGAGTTAAAGAATTCCGAGGTGATAACATTATTACCCATATAATTTTAGATGATGACAGTGAATTAGCCTGCGACTTTGTATTTGACTGTTCAGGATTTGCTCGATTAGTAATTGGAAAACATCACAAAGTCAAATGGAACAGTTATGCAGACAGCTGTGGTCTTGACAGAGCGATGCCGTTTTTCATCGAGCACGACAATAACATTTCACCAGTGACTGATGCATTCTGTATGAAGAATGGTTGGATATGGAGAATTCCTGTAAACGGTAGATACGGATGCGGGTACGTGTATAATTCAAAATTCTGTTCAGATCAAGAAGCTCTCGAAGAAGCACAGGAATTTTTTGGTCAACAACTTACTGTGCCTAAAATTTTTAAGTTCGAAGCAGGCACATATGAAAAGACCAAGGTGGGAAATTCCATGGCGGTTGGACTAAGTGCAGGATTCTTAGAACCGTTGGAAGCCACAAACATTTGGGTCAGTGCGTTGAATGTTATTGATTTTTTAAATTGTGATGGATTCAATACCACTGACCTCAAGTTCGAAGAAGACCTTAACAAGCGATGCCTCGATCGCAACACTAACATACTAGAATTTGTTTATCTACACTACATGACCAAGCGACAGGATACTGAATTTTGGAGAGACTTTCAAAAGAATTACCCACCTCCAGAAAGATTAGCAGTAATTCTAGAACAACTACATCAGGGAAAATCTCCCGAAATTGATTTCAGTATGTTCACTGATAGAAGCTGGATGCAGGTATTACATGGTCTGAGACTTGTAGATTTGTCTAAGTATTATGATATCATGAAAGATTACTATGTTCCATACATATTAACGTCCCCCGAACACGTTCAGACAAATGAGTTTGTTTCCCATAAAGAAATTTTAGATTATTTTAACAATTTTGTAGCACCAACAGACACCAACACCTAACATCCTATGACTGACGAATTAAAAGACTTCTGTCGCAACTATGAAGTGAATGTGCTCAACGACCAAAAACGTAGAGCACGTTATCACCCTCCACGTTTCTTTACAGAACCATCCCGAGCTGATATTATTCGCAATGACATTGTGGAGTTTGAAACTGAGCAGGTCATTACCTTAGAAATTCCAGAAGGTCGACTGCGAACACTGATAGAAATGGAACGTCGTTTCTTCAAATGGCAACGACATAGTCAAGGAGAAATTGACATGTTCGAAACCTTAATGAACAAGGAACGTGAAGAAGCAAACATTAGGCATACCAACGCTGCTGTGCAAAAGGCCTATGAACAATATTCAATCATGCTTAATTTAGCAGGCTATCAGAGAAAAATTTGAGTCAAAAAACAATCATCTTGACAGGTTTTCTAAAAGATTGTATAATTAAAGTGTTCGGCAGTATAATCTTTGAGGAATAAAAATGCGTAGTCATTATTGGACATGTTCGAAATTTGCAGATTGGCTTCGTGGTACGCCAAAGCTCAAGTGCGGCACCAGCGAAGAATGGGATGCCTGGTATGCCAGTTCAGCCAAATCTCACCCTATCCGCTATTGGATCGCTGAAGAAGGGTTGGATCACCTTCAAAAATTTGTCTATTACATACCAGATCGACTAAATGACATTCGCTATTATATTAATAATCGCTGGATTACTCGCAGCCATGCCCTTACTGCCCATCCCCGAGATATTGCGCCGGGCACTTGGCGTGATGTGGGCAATCGCTTTCTTCCTTGTCTTTTCAACGAGCTTGTGGATTTTGTTGAAATAGAACAAGCATGGCATCACTGTATTTGGAGTGATGATGCTAAGACCAAGTTCAATGTTCCCTGGTATCGCAAAGGATGGCTACGTTTGAGAACATGGCGTTGTCCAGAAGCTGGCATGGAATACCTACGTTGGGCTGAAACATTAACCAACGAAGAATTTTTGGAAGAAGGCGAGAAGCATAAAGCAGAGCCAACTTATCAGGCCAAAGCCGCTAAGGAAATTATAGAGCTTTATACCTGGTGGACTGTGACCTATCGCAATCGTCCCGATCCATATGAAGCAAGCGGCTGGAGTGCTCACTGTGATGCCATGCGTGTGAAGTATCCAGGCAGTATGTTTTCCAGCCTAAACTCAAAAGATCCTGCTGATCGTAAAGCCAGCGACAAGGCACACAAACTGCTTACAAAGATCGAAAAGGCCTACGAAGCAGAAGATGAAGCTATGATGATCCGACTGATTAAGATTCGCGAAAGCCTGTGGACTTGATATGAGTATAGCAGATAAAAACGACCATAGCATTGAAGACCTTTATGCCAAATATCTACAGTTTACCGCTGTGATGTTGGAAGACTACAAAGATATCGAGATAGCAGGTATCATGATTACACAGGCTCTCAGCATGTATAAAACCGTGTTGCTAGAAGAAGATTATCAACGCATGGTACAAAGCATATATGAACGGAGAAATGATGTTAAAACCTTCAACTGATTTTAAACCTCAGATTCCTGCACAAGGAATCCTTAAGCGTAGTAGTTGGGGAGATGCGATGTCATATCAAGTTGTTTGCGAATGTACAGATCCAGACCACGATCATAATGTCTGGATCGAAGCAGACGACACTGGCGTCACTGTTACAACTTATACGACTCAGAAGTCTCAATGGTGGAGTCTGAATCGTTGGCAGACTATTTGGATCCTGCTGACCAAAGGTTATGTTAAGTACGAAGCTAACATTATTATGAGTGAACAGCAGGCTCTTAATTACGCAGAAACTCTAAAGAAAGCAATTAAAGATGTCAAAAGTTTCAAGCAGTCCTAACCGACATACCTTTCAAAAGGAAGGTGCGATCCAACGGGCTGAAGAAAAGGGTGAAGAACCTAACCAAGCCTACATTGACATGTGGGATCAGATTAAAATCGACGATGCCAACAAGATTAACGATCCTGCTTGGCAACAGAACAACATGGAATACGATCTACGCAGTAACGAGTGGATTTTAGAAAAAGTTCGTGCCAGCGAAACCTATGCCCAAAATGTATATGCGGCCATATGTAATAACGATTTTATAAAATTGGAAGTTGTTCCTATCCTTAGACAAGATCCAGACAGAGACTATTGGTCAGCTTCTTGGAGATATGCTGGAGGCATTGTGGCAGATATGCGACAAGAAGGCGACTACATTGATTGGTATTGTAGCGGCATTGGCAATGACGAGTCTGGCTACGGATTAGATCATCGCCCTGCAAATGGATACGTACCAGAAGGTTGTATTACCGACGAGATCCGGAATGATCTCCAGCGTCTTGGCTGGGCAATAGTGCCTGGTGGAGATTGGGAAAAATTTACTTAAGGAGATTGTGTTAGTATCATGAACTTTGAACTATACGAAGTTTGGGCAGTGGATGAAGCCGGTCACGAAGAATTGGTAGAAACCACCAGCAGCAGGAAAGAAGCGTTGGAAATAGCAGAAGCCAATCTTGGATTGGGTGTTATGGAAGCCATTGTGTATCAAGAAGATGAGAATGGTGATCTGCACGAAATCAAGAGATTTGGACATGGTTGACAAACTCACAGTTTGGTGCTATAATATATGTATTGTTTAACAACAGGAGTGACTCTATGGTAACCAAACTGAAAAAAGCCAGCATTGCTATTCGCCAGAACAAAGGACGTGATCTAAGTCCGAAATGGGATGATCACGAAACCATGACTGCTGATCAGTTTAGTCGACACTTCCGTATGGCTATGAGTTATTACCGGTTAGAAACCAGCGGTAAAGAACTTAAACCTAAGGTTATTAATTGGATGAGCAGCCAGGACTATCCAAAAGATATTATCAAAGCCTTTAAGAATACCAAAGATAACCGTTGCGGCACAACCGTAGGTGCTATCGCTGCCAATCTACTTAGAGGCATGCCTGCAATAAGAGCAGACTTCAACGAAGGTCGTAACACCGCAGAATGGTTAAGCAAGTCTATTGCTAAGATCATTGAAGAGGGCAAACACGACGAAGCAGAGCCAGAAGATGGTGCTGTCGAAGTTAAGCCCGCAGTGTATACTCCTAGTATTCAAGAACGACTGCGTGATGTTGCAATAGGCATGACTGAAGAAATCGAAGATGCTATTGAGGCGTTTCAAACAGATCCAGAATCGTTTGATCCAAAAGCATTTAAACTGCTGAATCTTCTACGTGGACGTCAGGCCAAAGCTGCTCACGCTCGCATTATCAAAGATCTATATATTCGCAACTACGAAGAATTAGTTGAAGCAGCTACCACCAAAGACGAACAGTTGAAGGAAGGTTACAGTCATTTGAGCAAGGCTAATCTGAAAAAGATCACTCTGTTCTATAGCGAAATCCTTTCAGCGTGTGACATGCTGGCACAAGAAGCCAAGGTCAATAAAAAGCCTCGTGCTAAGAAGCCCACTGACAAGGCCAAAGTTGTGGCTAAGATGAAGTACCTCAAGCAGGATGAAACACTTAAATTGGTTTCTATCAACCCGCAAGACATCATAGGTACCAAAGAACTGTGGATTTATAACGTCAAGACACGTAAAATTGGCAAGTACATGGCTGCGGAATTCAATGAACTTGGGGTCAAGGGAACCACAATTATTGGGTTTGATACAATAAAAAGTGTACAGAAGACCCTGCGCAAGCCCGAAGAACAGCTTAAAGAATTCAAGGCAGCGGGTAAGGTACAGTTGCGCAAGTTCCTAGACGATATCAAAGCTGTGGATATCAAGCTCAACGGTAGGATCAACGAAGATACTATATTGTTAAAAGTACAATAACAAAGTAAATTCTCAGTAAAAGCGGGCTTCGGCCCGCTTTTTCTTTGGCGGATAAATACATTACTATGAGCAATGTCAATAATTTATTAGCCGCACTAGGCGATGAAATCAACGCAATCGCACAAACCGCTGGCCCGGATATCAAAGAAATCGCACGGAAAATGCCATTCCGATCGCTGTCAGGTGATCATATTTCAGGTGGCAAAATACAAAACTTCTCCAGTACTGGTATCACAGACACTGCGGTAAAAACTCAGCTTACTGTGAACAACGACGGTGTTACTGTTAAGAATCTGTTTGTGGAAAACATCGACAATCTCACAGTGCAGGGCATCCTCAAAACCAAGATCCTAGAAGTTGATGAGATACGTGCTGACATCAAATTTGAAAAAGATGTACCTATCACGTTTTCGGGAGACACGTTAGACGGCAAAGGTCTACTGTGGGCGGGGAAGGGCAACACCAAACAATTTATATTCAACTCTGGTCCGGATAGATTCTTTTCATCTGAATCTATAGACCTTGCTAGAGGTAAAAGCGTCACTATCAACAACATCAAACTAATTGATGAGAAAGAATTAGGTCCCACAGTAACCAAAAGTAATCTCCGAGAAGTTGGTCGCCTTAATGGTCTGATAGTAGATGGTGGGATGTCAGTGGGTCAGTTTATGGTGTTCGATGCTAACACCAGCAGACTAGGACTAGGCACAGAAAGTCCTAATGCTGCTGTTAGTATTTTAGATGACGGTGTAGAGATAGTACTCGGCACCAAGGATACTGTAAAAGCATTCATTGGCACATATGCCAGCCATAACTTAGAATTAGGTACGGACAACACTGCAAGAATAATCATTTCATCTAGCGGGAACATTATATTAGGTAATCCTAAAATGGCTCCTGCACAGATACATGTGCATGGTAAGCTATCAGTGAGAGTGTCAACTCCAGATCCAGAAGTCGATTTGCATGTCAACGGTGCAGTGAGATTCAATAATAGACTGCAAAAATACGACAGCACTTATCCCACAAATGGATCGTACAACGAAGGCGACATTGTGTGGAATATAGAACCAAGAATGAACTCCTACGTAGGATGGGTATGTATTCAAACCGGATCCCCGGGACTGTGGGCTCCGTTCGGTAAAATTGGAAATTCATAACATGGCAAGTCAAGAAAAATTAAATGCCCTAACAGCCCTGTTGCAAGAAGTATTGCAAGAAGGTCAAGAAATTAACTCTGCTGAATTTCCTTACATAGTTATCAAAGGCGATATCAATGGTAAGGGTATACTCTGGAGCGGCCAAGGACATAACAAACAATTTTTGTTCAACACCGATCCTGATAGATTTTTTGTTTCCGAAAGCATCGATTTAGCAAAAAATAAAATTCTATCTATCAATAACATCAAAGTACTAGACGAAAAAGAACTAGGACCTACTGTAACAAAAAGCAATCTTCGAGAAGTCGGTCATCTCAAAGGATTGATAGTAGATGGCGGGTTAAGTGTAAATCAATATTTGATATATGACCCCAACACCGATCGCCTAGGGCTGGGTACCGACCAACCTAAGTCGGCTGTGAATATCATAGATCAAAACGTAGACATTGTGATCGGTGCATCATCACTGAACACTGCTATGATTGGCACATACAACTACACAGATTTAGACCTAGGCACTGACCATACAACAAGAATTTCTATTAAAGCTGGCGGCAACATAGTCATCGGAAACCCTGCCACAGGTGATACTAAAGTTTCTATTATAGGTTCTCTAGCTATCAATGTCGGTACTGCTGATCCACGTAGCAGTCTACATGTCAATGGTGCTTTGAAATTCAATGACAAACTACACCTCAGCGGCAATGAACCTCCTAGCAGCGGCGGGTTTAATGAAGGCGATGTAGTATGGAACAATTATCCAACTCCAGGAAAGTTCGTAGGTTGGGTATGCACTAAATCAGGCAGTCCTGGTATTTGGAACGGATTCGGCAGAATTGAATAATGTCTCAGGCGTTGGTAATCGGCAATGGCGAAAGCAGACGCCATGTTGATGTTAGTACATACACTCAACATACATTAATAGGCTGCAATGCCATACACAGAGATCTCAATGTCGATCATTTGATCTGCTGTGATCGTAGGATGGCAGAAGAAGCTGTAACCAATCCCAATACCAAAGACACAAAAATCTATGTACGTGATCACTGGCATCACTATTTCAGAAAAATAAGAAAAAACAAAAACGTTCATCTACTGCCTGAAGTGCCTACCCGAGGCGAAGCCAAAGTCAATCATGCAGAACATTGGGGCAGTGGTGGCTACGCTGTGCTGTTAGCAGCTGTGTTAGGGCACGAAGAAGTTATACTGATCGGATTTGATCTGTATCCGATAGACCACACTGTGAATAATATCTATAAAGGCACCGTGAACTATGCGCGATCGGGCGCACAGGCAGTGGATCCCAGCTATTGGATTTATCAAATTGCAGCGGTATTCACACATTACCCCAATACAAAATTTGTCATCTATAATAAACAGGGATGGTGTATGCCAACGGAATGGCAAAAAAATAATGTGGAATTCATTGCATTATAAATAGAAATGTAATATAATATTACATACACACAGTATCACAGAGGACTTTATGGCATCATCCCTCTTTAAACACTCTGCAGTCATCAAACTTGCTACCTATATAAAGGAGACTAGAGATGGCAAAATTTCTTTCAACAAAAACTTACGGCAACGACAGAGGTCTTAGTTGTTGCTTCAGACAATGGCGTGCCACACACAGTCATTGCTCACTGCTACACGGTTACTCAATTGGTATTAAACTTGTGTTCGAATGCGATACACTAGATGAAAAGAATTGGGGCATGGACTTCGGTGGTCTAAAAGATTTCAAAACGTGGGCGGATCATATGTTTGACCACACTACTGTAATTGCACATGATGATCCACTGTTGGATAGATTCAAAGAAATGGCTGGTTGGAGTTCAAATCCAGAACACGACGGTAATCAAGAACGTGTACAAACCGAACCCTATCGCAGACAAGGCGTTTGTGATCTACGTATTGTAGAAGGTGTTGGTTGCGAACTGTTCGCTAAAATGTGCTATGATAAGATGGATTGGTTGCTAAAGAATGGCAATCATCGGTATCCGCTAAATCCTACTGTCCGGATTAAAAGCGTAGAAGTATTTGAACACGCTGGCAACTCAGCAACATACGAAGGCGATATTCCTGTTATACGTGAGTGTTGAATGAATAGTATTGAACGCATATGGGCCCGGGCAACCGGGCACCTTATGGGAAACACAGATGACGATCGTCCGGATGTTCCTATCCTCACATTAAAAGAAGCCCGGTGGGCTTTGTTTTTTAAAACATTCTGGGTTATCATTCACGTTATAACCTGTTGCTTTATTATTGCCAACACCATTAGACACTGGTAAATAATAATATGCGTACATTTAACATCAACTCACTTGCTATCAGTAACAACCTTCCGTTTGTTTTAATTGCAGGACCTTGTCAAATAGAAAGTCAGGATCATGCAGAAGCAACTTGTGCTAGACTAATTGCTATCACATCGTTACTTGGTATTCCCTTGATCTATAAAAGCAGTTTTGATAAAGCCAATCGAAGTAGTATTTCTACCAAGCGAGGTGTGGGTATCAAAGAAGGTTTACATATTCTTAATTCGATCAAGCATCAGTTCGGAGTGCCTGTTTTAACAGACATTCACGAATCATGGCAAGCAAAAGAATGTGCAGAGGCAGGCATTGATATTTTACAAATTCCTGCATTCCTTTGTAGACAAACTGATCTGTTGGTGGCCGCAGGAGAAACTGGCTGTGTAATCAACGTCAAGAAGGGACAGTTCCTTGCTCCCCACGATATGAAAAACGTTGCGGCAAAGATTGCTTCAACCGGCAATGAACGCATCATGCTATGCGAAAGAGGATATACTCATGGGTACAATAATCTTGTTGTGGATATGCGTAGTTTGCCTATTATGGCAAGCACCGGGTATCCAGTGGTCTTTGATGCCACACATTCTGTACAACAACCTGGCGGAATGGGAGAAAGATCTGGCGGCGATAGGACCATGGTCCCGTACTTGGCGAGAGCTGCTGTAGCCACAGGGTGTGTATCAACTCTGTTCATGGAATGCCATGAAGATCCGGACAATGCGCCTAGTGATGGTCCTAACATGATCAAGTTAGATGATCTCAGCGATATCTTAAAAGACCTGGTAGCCATAGATGCGATTGTCAAAAGAAGATAGAGCCGGTTGGTCTAAAGAACAAAGGCGGTTTTACAAAGCAAATGGTTATCCGATGCCGGGTGCGGTAGTCGGTGAATCGCTGCCCACTGACCACGATCCTAACACAAAAATCACAGTCCTCTGCGTGAGATTCGGTAACAAGTACAACAGAGAGTATGTTGAACGTCTGCGTAACATGATTGCAAGACATCTCACTGTGCCTTATGAATTTGCCTGTCTCACTGATGATCAACATGATATCGCAGGAGTGCGTAAAATATATCAGCCAAATGCCAACTATGCCAGAGGTTGGTGGCACAAGGTTCATATGTTTGATTCTTCTTTACCTCTCAAAGGTAGGATACTGTACATGGATCTCGATGTGGTTATACATGCTAACATAGACAAACTTGCAGGTTATCACAATAATAGTTTTATAGGCATTCACGACTTCAACAGAAAATTTTTCCCCAGTTGGAACTATCTTAATAGTTCAGTGTTGGCATGGACTCATGGAACTCAAAGCTACATCTACGATCAATTCAAACAGAAACCATCAGACGCTCAAAAGTTGCAGGGAGATCAAGATTGGATTTGGAAATTAGCCAAAGATCGAATGAGGTTTTGGCCTAGAGAATGGATTATGAGTTACAAATGGGAAATACGTAGCAGAGACGAACTCACTGTGGCGCAAGGCGGCAGGCAGTTCAAAACCGTAAGACATGATGTTCATCCTCCTGCGGACTGTAGCATTGCTGTGTTCCACGGTGAACCAAATCCGCAGGATGTTCAGGATAAGTTTGTAGTTGACAACTGGCGGTAATGATGTTATACTTGTAGTATGACATTTAGTACACATCGCAGCCAAATTCTCACAATCAAGCAAGACGATGCTCGTTTTCGTATCGTTGATAAGTTCGTCACTGCTCCAAGAGCAGGATTCGAGATAAGTGAAAAATGCCCGGCTGAATATCAAAAGATTTTATATGAATGTTGGGGCAATGGATGGATCCAACCTGTGGCATATATGACAGAACGTGAACTTCTTATTTCAGGACTATCTAATGACTAATCGTATAGGCTTTGCCTGCAAATGGATCAATGATCCTTCCGAAGTTGACGGAATGAAAATCAATGCTCGTGACCGTGAGCTCAATACAGGGTCAACTACAGTGGCTTGGCTCAAACGCCAGACTGCTGATGTAGCAGAGCAGAGACTATGGGATCTCATGGTAAGAAACATTGAATCAGTTCGCAAACTTGTAGAAAGAGTAGGTACCTTAGATGACGAACTTCGCATGGTGCGTATTGGCAGTGATGTGCTGCCTGTTTATACTGAGCGTAATTACAGCTGGTTTTGGCGTCAAGGCCATGTGGTCGCATATGCCCAACAGCATTTTGCTGAGGTGGGGCGTATT